AAAGTCTATTTGGAAAGAAAATACAAAAAACAAAAAGAAATAATTAACGCCTAGCAATATAGAAATATATTGTTGTAATTGGGCAAAATCGGTGAAAGCTGAAATGCCAATACCGAGGTAAGTAGATATCACTACAACCGTAACGCATAGATAGTGAGCGATATGATAGCAATAATCTATCCAAGAGTGTCCAACACCTTAATATATATTATGGTGAAAATGTATGCTGAACTTATACGAATATTAAGTATAAGAATCATAAGATAAAAAGCTTATGAGATAACAAATTGGTTAAAACACAGGCTATGAAGATTGTAACAGAGAAAATGCCAGAATTATTAGATATGTCTCCCATACTTAAAGAGGAATTGAAGGGTGATATGAGAACAAATATGAACGATGATAAAGCAAATATTGAATTTTTAAATGGTTCTTGGGTTAAGATTGTAGCATCTAATCAGGGCGCAAGGTCTGGTAGAGCAAATCTTTTAATATTAGATGAATTTAGAATGATAGAATATGACGTTTATAGTCAAGCTCTTAGAAGAATGAAGGCTAATAGACGACATCCAAAATATTTAAACAAAGAAGAATATCAAGATTATATAGAATTAGAGAAAAATAGACAGATATTTCTTTCGTCGGCATGGTATAAACACAACTGGTCTTATGCTCATTTTATAACTTATTTAGAAAAAATGAGAGAAGATGATTATTACAGCGTTGTTGCTTTGCCATATCAAAAGTCAATAGAACATGGATTTTTAACAGAAAGAGATATAAAAGAAGAAATGGAAGAGAAGAATTTCTCACCTATAACATTTAGTATGGAAATGGAATGTTTGTTCTATGGTCAGAATGAAAACTCTTTTTTCCAATTAGATGATTTAGAAAACAATAGAAAGATAATTGAAGCTATATATCCAAAAGATGTATATGATGATTATGGCGGAAGAAATTTTAAGCCAAGACCAAAAGATAGTGGCGAACTAAGAATAATCTCAGCCGATATTGCGAGAATGTCTGGAAAACAAAATGACGCAAGTGCATATACACTTTTATCATTAAGACCAAATTCTCAGGGTATATATAAAATATACGTTGAATATATGGAAACAATGGTAGGTGGTCATAGTAGAATACAGGCTCGAAGGATAAGGCAATTATATGATGATTTTGATTGCGATTATATTGTATTAGATATTTCAGGTCAAGGTTCATCTGTGGCAGATAGACTTATCGAACCTATATTGGATAATGAAAGAGATAAAACATATGAAGGTCTTAAATTTATAAATAATGAAGAAATAAATAAAAGTGCATCGCCAGATGCTGAAGAAAGAATATTTGCTATGCAAGCCACAGCAGATTTAAACAAGCTTATGGCTAATAATTTAAGAGATTATATGAAGCGTGGTAAAATTAGATACTTAATTAATAGCAATGATTGTATAAATTATCTAAGCAATATAAAAGGTTATTTTGATTTATCACTAGAAAAACAGGCAGAATTGCAAAAACCATATATACAAATTGATAATTTTGTAAATGAGACAATAGCATTAGAATTACAAGTAACGCCTAGCGGTGTTGAGAGATTAGTAGAGCCAAGAAGCGCAAGAAAAGATAGATATAGTTCTTTAACATACGGTGTACATTTTTTAATAGAAAAAGAGAAAGAATTATCTAAGCCTCAAAATAATGAGGACTGGGATAATTTTATGTTGTTTTAAAAAGAGAGGTGAGTGAAATAAGTGGAAAAACAAATAGCATTTGATAAAATTTTTAACGATAAAGAGTATTTTGTACAAAACGCAATACCATATTCTGCAAGATATGCGAAAACGCCATTGAATCCTTTAGTTATGCAAAGCTATATAAGCTATACGTCAACGCAATATAGCAATGACGATATTAAAAAGTTGCTTAAAGACCCTTTGCAAAATTATAAACAACTTCAACGTGTGTCTGAATATCTTGAAAGTACAAATGCTTTTTATACTAATATTGTTTATTATTATGCAACCATACTCACCTATGATTATATGATAACTCCTATAAACGATTATAAGATTGGTAACGATACTTTAAAGAGTAGGTTTTTAGAAGCTGCTAAAATTGCTAAAAAGACACAGATTCAAAGTAATTTCGCGCATATGATGTATAGGACGTTACTTAATGGTGAAACATATTGGTATGATTTAAGCGATGATAATAACACAATATTCAAAGAAATACCAAGTAAATTTTGCAGAAGAGCATTAGTAGATGAAGATAATTTATGGCGATATTATATTGATTTTAAACAAATAGACCAGCACGAAATAAGAGAAATGCCTACTGAAATAAGAATGGCATATAAAAATTATGTTGAGTCAAACGATAAAAAAAGCACAAAGAAAATAAGAGACTTAGATATAGAAATACCAAAACATTTATATTTAGTAAGCAAAAAAGGGTTTTCTATTTCTTCAAGGCTTACATTTGAACAACATGATTATCCTTTCTTTGCTAATATGTTTGTTGATTTAAATAGTTACGATTCTGATAAAGAATATTTTAGCAATTTCTTAAAATCTGATAATATCAAATTGGTTCATTTTAAAGTTCCAATAGATAAAAATACTGGTAAACCAATAATGGATTATGATAAAGTTCAAAAATATCATGACGCTGCCAACTCAAACACTTCTGACGCAGTTGCGGTAATAACCAACCCATTTGATGTTGAGGGTATAGCCACAGATAAGGCAAGTCAAAACGCAATAAATGTTTCTGAAAATGCAAGAGGAAACGCATCATTTAGTAGTGGCGTTAGTGAAACGATGTGGAATGCAACTACAACTAATGGTCTTAAATTCTCAGTTCAGGCTGATGCAAGTAAGGTTAAACATATAATGTCGTTCTTTGATAATCTTATGAACTATAAACTAAAAGAAACAAAAATGGCTTTTAGTATAGATAGAGAAATTACTTGGTATAATAAAGAAGATGTTTATAAAACAAGAAAAGAAGCTTTAGGAATGGGAGATTTATACTCTGGATGGATTTCAGCTGGTGCTTATGAGCCATATGATGCTATCAAGATAGCAGAAATGGAAGATGCACTTAATTTTAGAGATTTATTTAGACCTAAATTATCTGCTTTTCAACAATCGGGTGATGGAGAGGTCGGTCAAGGAGCACCAGAAAAAGATGATAAAGCTGATGTGACAGAAGAAAATCAGCAATATAAATAAGGTGGTAATATGAAGAAATATGTATGCACAATAGACGAAGATTATAGCAAAAAATTAATGGCAAAAGGCTATTATTTAACCGACACATATACTATGGACAATAAGAATGTTTTTGTGTTGATACCACCTAAAGGCACAAAAAATTATGATAAATTAGACAAAAGCAAATGCTTTTTTACTAATAAAAGATATTTTAAAGGTGGTGAGTAAATGAGTGAAGTTCTAAAATTTGAATCTCAAATAGACGTTAGCAATTTAGAAAAACTTAATGATGAATTTTCAAAAGCTGAATGCAAAGTTATGTATGTTGGAGCAAATAGGAATATGTCATATATAACAAAAGAGTCAGTTGAAAATGCTTTAGGCACTATATATAATATACCAGTAATAGCCGAAGTCTTATATAAAGAAGGCGAAGATAAAGATTTTGGTACACATGGTGGTAGATTGGTAATAGATAGTAATGGTGCTAGAATTGAACAAACTACAGTTCCTTATGGCGTTGTTCCAGAATCTTGTAATCCTAGATGGGTTGAAGAAGGAGACAAAGAATATCTTGTTTGTGATGTATTTCTTTGGACTGGTAGGTATGATGATTTAGAAATATTACTTAATGACGAAGAAAAACAACGACCGCAAAGTATGGAGATTATGATAGGTAGTAGTTATATAGATGACGACGAATATGAAGTCATAGAAGATTTTTCATTTTCGGCATTAACTATTCTCGGTGCAGATGTTGAACCTTGTTTTGAAGATGCAAGAGTAAAAATGTATGAAAGAGACATCTTTAAAGAAGAATATGAAAAATTATTTAATTTATATAACAAAATCAACAAGGAAGGAGGAGAAAATTTGGTAGACGATAATAAAAAATTCGTTTCCGAGGAGGACTTAATGTCCGAACCACCTCTTAAAGTTGACAAATCTAAAGACGCTTTATCCATGAATGAATGGGGCGATGTAGATAAGTCAGAACTTGTTAAAAATGTTATGAAAGCCGAGAATTTTAAATCCATAGCAGACGATGTATATATGCTTTTAGAAGAAGGTTGGGAAGAAGGCACTGAAGGTGCTTGTAAATACCCAGTAATGGAACTAAAAGAAGATACATTGGTTTATAATAGATATGGTTTAGCTTCTGCTTTAGCATATGCCAAAGGCGAAGATGAAACGTCTGTGGTAAGTAAAGTTGAAGAAATCATGGATAAACTTGACATCAACGAGGAGGAAGAAGAGGATGGTGAGAATATGACTAAGGAAAATGAAGGAAATTTTGAATTATCTTATAAAGATAAAATGGACATTTTATATGGTGAGTTAGAAAAAGAAGGTTCATATGTTTGGATATTTGATTTTACGGATACTAAAGTTGATTATGAAATAGATTCTTATTCAGAAGAAAATGGATACGAACAAAAAATGTATAGAGCGCCGTATGAATTAAATGTTGAAACAAAAGAAGTTACAATTGATTTTGAAAATCAAGAAGAATTATTTGTTGAAATAATTACAAAAGCTGAAAAAGAAGAAATAGAATCCAATAGAAAAATGGCTCTTGATAATCTAAAAGAAGAAATAAAAGAACTTAAAGCTGATTTAGATGAGCATACAAAAGAAAATGAAAAACTACAATCTGAATTAGATAAGGAAAAACAATTTAGGTTAGATTTTGAAGAGGCTAAAAGAAAAGAAAAAATTGATGGATTGATTGATTCTTTTGAAGAAGTGCTTGGTGATGAGCCTGAATTTAGTGCTATTAAAGATAAGGCTTATGAAATGAAATATGACGAAATTGAAAATGCTTGTTATATTTTAATAGGTAAAGCTAATTTTTCAAAGAAGAAAAGTAAGAAAGATGATAAAAAAGCTTACACTTCTTTGAATTTAGATAATAAAGATTTTGACAAAGAAAATATTGCCGACAAAATCGAACAAGAATATAAAAATAAATTTAAGAAATAATAGGAGGAAAATAATATGGCTAATCAAATAAACTTAGACAAAGTATCAGCAACAGCGAGTATAGTAACTGTTGTTGCACCTGAAAACACAGTGAATGGAAGTATTTTAACAGTTGGGGAATTACAGGATAATTTCACATATGCTGCTGCTGCACCTGCTGGAGCAGACGACGCAGACATGGTTATGGTTCTTGCTGTTCCATTGTCTTATGAAGCAGAAAAAGACCAAAATGATTTTGAAATAGCTGCTAACGATTTAGTTAGAGCTTATTACCCATACAAAGGATTTACAGTAAGCGTTCCTGTTGCTAATATTACCGCAACTGCTGCTGTAGCTGCTGGGAACGTTGTTGTGCCTACAGCTACTACTAAGCCTGAAGCTTTGGCTGCTGCTGTTGGAACAGAAACTGTAGTATTTGAAATTGAAGAAGTTTACACACTTAACAACGTTAGTATGGCTAGATTAAAGTGTATCAAAGCGTAATTTATAATAACAATAAAATAATAATAATTAATAATATATAATAGGAGGAAAACAATATGGCTAATCAAATAAGTACATTAAAAGAGGTTGCCTACGATATGGTAAAAGGGCAGTCAAGAACAGGTAAATTTAATAAGGCTGAAATGAATGAGTATATTAAAGATAAAATAAGAGAAGCAGTGGGTGGCGAATGGAATTACTACAATTTCAAACAAAACGAATATAGAGTATATGCAATATTAGCAGAAATGTTACCAACGGCTATAAATGCATCTTTAAGCGGAAGATTCGAGCAATTTGCTGATTTTAAAGATACGGCTCTTGGTGACAAGAACTCATTCCACGTTGAAGATAACCAATTATTCCCAGTGGTAACACAGGCTAGAGGAACTAAAGACATTCATAGAACTCAATTATTGAATTCTAGTTTTTCAGTAACTACTAGCATGAAAATGATTAAAGTATATGCAGAATTAGACGAATTAATGGCTGGCAAGATTGATTTTGCTAGAATGACTGAAAGAGTAGCAACTTCTTTCGCTCACGAAGTAGGATTAATGATTTCTAATGCTATTTATAATTCTTATTCTTCTGTTGGAACTAACTTTAAAGCAACTGCTGCTTTTGATGACGATACTTTAGATGATATTATAGAACATGTGAAGGCCGCAACTGGTTCTCAGGCAGTTCAAATATTTGGTTCAAGAAAAGCTCTAAAACAAGTTAATAACAGTTTTGGATTTTCTGACAATATGCTTGATGAGGCTAATGAATTAGGATACGTTGGAACTTATAACGGAACTCCACTTATCTCATTACCACAAGCTTATTTAGCAAGAACTCAAACATTTGGTGTTGATAGAAACCACCTAATCATAGTTCCGGCTAATGAAAAAATAGTTAAAGTAGTATTTGAAGGCGAACCATTAGTAGATTCTACACCTGCAATGCAGAGAAATGATTTACAGCCTGAATACTTATGGGGAAGAATGATTGGAGCAGCTGCAATAACTGTTCAAGAAGGTAATTACGGATTTTATAAATTATCTTAATTATAATATGAGGGGTTTTATCCCCTCTTTTTAAAATATATGAATATAACAAATATATGAGAGGTGTTTTAATTGGGTAGACCAAAAGGAAGTACAAACAAATCGAAAGACGAAAGCAAGGATATAGATATAGAAAAATTAGTATCTGACGCTATAGACAAAGCTTTAAAAGATAAAGAAAAAGAGCATGATAAAGAAATAAAAAAGCTAAAAGAGCAAATAAAAAATAGTAATAGTAATTTAGATGATATAAGAGTTGAAGTCATGAATAATACTTTTAGTATTTTTATTATGAGTGGGAGAAAAGGAAAGTCGGCAAATATTTTCTATAAATTAGAATCACATGGCGATACTGCTATACTAGATTACGAAGAATTTAGGAATTATTATGCTCAAAATAGCAAACATTTTAAAAGTGGCGAGTTATTGATAACAGATGTTATTGGTGGTGCTGAAGTTAAAGATGTTCTTGAAAAAGTTAAGTTAGATTATTTATATGAAGGTAAATTATCCTTGGAAAAATACGATGAAATTTTAAATGCTGATTATAAAGACTTTGAAGATTTCATAAAAGAATATCCACAAACATTTGACAATCTTTTAGAACATGCTGTTCAACTTCATAAAAAGGCTAAGTTTAATTATGGCGATAAGCAGAACTATTTCAGACAAGCTATAAAAAATCCTGAGCTTTTTAAATAATAAGGAGGTGGCATAATTGTCAACCCCTAAAAGTGATATATTCGATAAATTTCTAACATTAATTCAGGATAGGAATTTATGTTTAAATTATAGCGACGAAACTCGTAATAATTTATTAAATAGCTATTTAATAAAAGCGACAAGCATACATTTTAAGGAATGTAGAAAAGATTTAACATTAGAGCAAAAACCAGAATATGAATCAAATGAATTAGTTTATTCTTCTGGGGCAATGATAGAATTAGACTCAATACCTGACGCATACGACAACGATGCTATAGAGACATTTTGTAAGATTGGTGACGATTCTTTGGATTATAGTTTTGATTATAATACTCTTGAATTCACATTAAACGAAAGTGTTTCAGATGGTGATGTAATAACATATGGATATATTTATTCCGGAGAATTTGAGGAAGATTTATCATATGAGGAACAGTTCATATTGGCTTATGGAATGATAATATCTTGGGTTAGTTTTAATCTTTATGTAACTGATAAAATGAGAGATACAATTCTTTCAAAAGATTTTTCACAACCACATTCACCAGCAAATTTAATAAAAGAATTAAGATTATTAAAAACTGATGCTATAGTAGATTTAAGGAATGCTGTGGTTGATTATACCGAGCAAAGCATTGACTTTGACGGATATAAATAGAAGGAGGTAAATAAATGCCTAGATATACACAAAAAAATATGACTTGGTTTGACGAGTCTACTCCACAAAATGCCGTAAAAGCTAGTGCTACAATAGGCGCTGGTGAAAATGGCGTTGTAACTGTGGAATATGATTTTGTTGGAACTGATGGAAATGATTATACAATAACTGTTGCAGAAGGGTCTGGTAATGATGTTGATTTATCAGCAACTTTATCTGGAACAGATATAACCGTAACGCTTGGCACTGATGGTGCTGGCGCTTTAGATGTTACTAAAAATACAGCTACATTAGTTGCTACCGCTATAGATGCTTTAACAGATTTAAGCGCTACTGCTAGTGGAACTGGTGAAACAGCATTATCTGCTGCTGAGGCTGAGCAAGACTTTACAGGTGGACAACTTGCTACACCATCTGGTACACCATGCTTTATTATTATAGGTTCGGACGTATACATGTGTGAAAAACCAGTAAGTTTATATGACGAAAGTGGTTGGAAGTCAGCAACGCCAACTACTGTATAGGAGGTGTTTTAAATGGCTTATGAGCTAATGAAAGCCATTTATGAATGTTCCTCTAGTAACAAGGAATTGATTGCAGACGATATAAAACAATCAACCATAGATGCTTTTGACAATATATATAATAAATATGATATATACATAGATTTAGATTATACCACACAATATATTGCCATGATTTCAGATTTAAATGCATTTAAGTATACAATAGCACTAAAAAAACTTACATTATATCCGTATGACAATGCATTTGAACTTTTAGACCAAGGTGACTATGTTAGCTTTGATTATAGTGGGGAATTAACTGATTGGTTGGTTTTGAATTTAGATAAGCAATATGATTATAATGTAGTAGGCAGAATATATAAATCCAACAATGTAATGAAATGGATAAATGATTCTGGTGAAATAATATCTTATCCATGTATATTTAATAGTTCTAAGACTGGTGCAAATGCAGATATAGTGACTGATAAATATATGGAAGTTGTTTCAAAAGATAGAACTGTATTTGTTCAAAAGAATGATAGCACTTTATCAATAGATGAAGGGGATAGGTTTATATTCGGAAGCAATGTATTTAGAATAGGTCATATAGACGATTACGGTATTGATGGCGTAATACAATTTTACATGGAACAAGACCAATCTAATGATGATGTAGACAACTTTGAACTTGGCATTGCAAACTATTATGATAAATATGTTGAAGAAGAAGCACCTTCGACGGATACTATTATAATAAATTCGACACCAGATATTGAACAAATAAAAACCAATGAATCATACACTTTTGCTTTGTCAACTACTAATGAAGGTGTAGAAATACCATCAAGCTATACTATAAGCTTAAATATAGGTTCAAGTGGTGATTATGAGTTTTCATCCAATGTTGAAGAGTATACAATAGTTAATAATGGTGGTAGCGGAGAAGTAATTGTTGACGTTTATGATTCTACTAACGATATAACAGAACAATTTATATATGAATTAAAAGGGCTTTGGTAAGAGGTGATTGATTGTGGCTTTATTAGATAATTTAGAAAAAAATTTAACAGACTTATTAATATCTTTATCCGACAATGACAATTTTATAAAATTGGTTTCTATTGATAACCCTAATGCTTTAAATCAATCTCCATCTGATAATTTTTATAGTCTTTTTAATGAGAGATTGTTTTTAAAGCCAAAGGTTAACATGCCAACATCTGAAGAAAAAACTTATATATGTATTTATATGGGCAGAGCTGAAAGAGCAGGCGGTACGAGCAATTCTCATAATGACATACCTATAGTTATTGATATAATGACACATTTAAATTTATGGAATTTAGAAGATAATAAAATAAGACCATATAGAATTGTGGATATAATATATGATGATTTTATGAATACAAAAGTAAAAAGTGTTAGGGGCAATTTAGAATTTAACAATACTGAGCTTATAAGATACAACGATACTTACATGGGATACAGAATGTTTTTCATGTACACTGGAAGCAAAGGTTGTTAGATGAATAATAATTATGATTATAGATTAATTAAAGGGTTGCCCATACATTTGAAAAATGGTTTTATTGTCGCTCAGCATAAATTTTCAACAATAGAAGAATATATGACGTATGATGAGTATGAGAAAATAATATATTCTTTGACTAGATTTCCATATGAATTTAAGTTTGATTTAGAGGATGCGGGCATAGATTATATGACAAAAAATACATTTGATATATTTTTAATGCTTAATAGTGATATATTAGATGTTTTGCATAGAAAATTAAATTTCATATTTTTATATTATAATGAGCAAAACAAAAAATATGAATTAGAAAATTTTGTACCAAAAGTTAAAAATAACACATATGTTTTTAAATCATTGAAAAGTGATTTAGAATTAAATACAATAACAATAAACGAAATAAAAAAAACTTTGATGGATATGTTTTTTATGGCTATACCACAAGAGAGAAAACCAGCTAATGAAATGGCTAAAGAGTTAGTTAGAAGAGATATAGAGTTGAAAAGAAAGCAAAGTCCAAAGTACGATATATATTCGATAATAGATTCTTTGGTTTGGTCAAGTGGTAGTAAGTATAATTATGATACTATATTTGATTTAACACCACATCAAATATATCGAGGTTATAATAGAATAGATAAGATTAAAAACTTTGATTATTTAATGAGTGGGGTTTATAGTGGCATGATAGATGTAAAAAATATAGAACAAAGAATCAACAAAAACAATTGGATTAATAAATAATTGAGAGGAGATAATACATTATGGCAAAAATAGAAAAGTGGTCAATACAAAGAGTATTTGATATGACTATAAAAAATGTAGATGGTACTACTGTATTCGGTACTATTACTGACCTACAAAATATGAGTTTAGAAAATGCTCAAGAAAATGTTTATAGTATGGGAGGCGCTGGTAACCCATATATTAGTGCATTTTCTCATAGTAAAAGAGTAACTGGTACGACTACTGCTGGTGTTTTTGACAATAGAATATTAGCACTTATAACAGGCTCTGAAGTAACTGAAGGTGCCGTAACAGTGCCACTGCCTTATGAAGATGTAAAAATAACATCTGATACAGCAGTAACTACTTATACAGCTGTTGGTGATGCTGGCTCTGAAATACTTAAAATCGAAATTTTAGGTGCTAGCGGTGTCGAAGAAGAATTAACACAAGCAGCTATAGCAGCATCTGGCGAATTTGAATATGATGCTGCTACAAAAACGCTTACATTCTTTGCTGCTGCATACGAAGATGGAACTGTTGCAAGAGTATATTATGATATTACAACTGGTGCATTGGCTCAAAGCATAACTAATAAATCTGACGTTGAATCTTCAACTGTAAGATTGGAAATGAAGTCATTAGTAAAAGATTGTAACGATAATGAATATATGGCAATTCTTATAGTTTATAAAGCTAAATTGACTGGTAACTGGACGCTGGGAACTGGCGCAGCAGATGACCCAGCAGTATTAGACATGAGTTTTGAAGCTATGAAGAAAAATTGTGCAGAAACTGATTTCTGGAACTTAGTAGTTTATGACGGAAGTGAAGTATCTTAATTGATACATTTGGCAGACTTGAAAAAATAGTCTGCCTTATTTTTATATAAAGGTGGTCTTATAATGAATAAAATATTTAACAATATTGTAACAAATTATCACCTTACAGATGGTGGTTCAGAGTTTTATGCTACCACAGAAGCTGATGAAGTTGTTAAATTTGAAGATAAAAATGGAAATACGCATAATTGCTATTCTATAAGAATTGACTCTGACGGAACTGATTTATTAATTCAGCTTGCAAGAGTAGATTCTGATGGAAGCGTTTTGCATACTACGGACACATTATTTATATCAGCAGGTTCATATATATCTTTTGATAATGCTAGATTTAATGCAGTAAAAGTTTTAGGCGCATTAGGTCAAAACATTAAATATACTGCTTTATATTAAGTTGTGATGATATGAATATATTAATTGATGCTAACTTACAAAATAGTTTAAAAACGCCAGAAGGAATTACTGGTGGCGTTGTAAATATAAATTCAGACCATTCGGCTATACATTTAGGATATGGAGCTAATATAAGTGATTATGGTACTTTAGCATCTGGCGCTACTAAAGAATATTGTATAACAGCTCCACTAGAATTATATGTGCATTTTAAAAATATAAGTTTAAATTCATTAGGTGGAAGTTGCAAACTAGAGATAATAAGAGGCGCAACTGTAACAGAAAATACTGGTACTGAATTAACACCAACAAATCCTAACGATAATTTCGCAGAAGAGCCTGAGTCCACAGTAAAAGAATCTCCATCGTATACAGGCGGTACGGTATGGGACACAATTCATGTTCTGGCAGATGAAACAAATCAATTTGTTGGAGCTGCCCAAACATCGCTTAGTGAAACACAAGAGCTTGTTTTTAAAAATGATAATGAGCAATATATAATAAAATTAACAAACTTAGAAACAAATGAGATAACTTTTGCTTGGCGTGCATTTTGGTACGAAGAGCCTAAAGGAAAGGTTGTGTAAAAAATGATTAGAGAGGGTTTAGACTTATATTAGGAGGCACTGTTGGTCAAACAACTGGTGCTACTGGTGGAAGTACATTAGAAAGCATAATAGCATCAGGTACTGAATTTTTAATAGGCATTACAAATTTAGCAACTGCTGTAAAAGACATAGGAGTTACTATAGATTGGCATGAATCAGATTATTAAGAGGTGGTAAATTGGACGAGTATACTAGAAAGAGATTAGAAAAAATAGATGAAATATCAGATGCTGTTTCATATATCAAGGCTAAAATGGAAATATTGGATGAATTTGGTGCTGATATAAAAATGAATACTAAAGACATTAATAATATAGGTAAAAAATTAAGATTCGTTGAATCTGACGTGGAGACATTAAAAAAAGATGTTACAGATATAAAAAAAAAGACAGAATGCCAAGACGAAGATATAAAATTAATTGGAGACAAAAATTTAAACTTTTGGATTAAAATTCTTCTTGGCGTAGTATCATTTTTGACTGGTGCGGTCATGTTTTTGATACAAAAAATTGGAATAATTTAAGGCAAACTTTAAATAGGTTTGCCTATTTTTTTATGTATATTTTTAGACCCAATAAAATGATACTTTTATCGTATAAAATGTCCACGATATACGAACAAAAATATATGAATGTACGCAATATGAATACAAAAAAGGTGGTTTTATGACAAAAAAGAAACATATTTATAATAAATTTTATACAGAAGAGGATTGGGCGAAAGTCAACCCAATAAATAAAGAAATAATGGAAGATTATGTGATGGAACTTAAACAGTCGCAAAAAAAGCCCGGAACGATTAAAAATTATAAATCTGATTGGAAAATAATATTTATAAAAATACTTCATGATTTTGACAACAAGCCAATATTAGAAATGACTAAGAAAGACTTTAGAAGATTGAGTTTATATTTTAAAGAAGAATGTAATCATTCAAACGCAAGAGTCAATAGATTAATGAGTGCGGTTAGAAGTATGTTGGCTTATTGCGAAGATGATGAAGATTGGGATTATGATTTTAGTGCGGCATCAAGACTTAAAGGGTTGCCAAAAGAAAAGGTTAGAGACATAGTGTTCTTGACTGACGAACAAATATTAAAATTGTATGAGGAATTAGAACAGATAGAAGAATATCAGATGGCTACGATATTAGCATTGGCTTATGAGTCTGCTGGTAGAAAGAATGAATTGTTTCAATGCACAAAACATAGTTTTATAGAAGGTAGATATTTTACTAATGAAGTAATAGGTAAGAGAGGGAAAAAATTTGTTTTAGTTTATAATGATAAGACCTTATATTTTGCCAAGAAATATTTAGAACAACGTGGTGAAGATAATTTAGACGAAATGTGGACTAAACAAGTAGGTGATAAGATTGAACCTATTAGTTCTGGTACTATATACGATTGGTTTAAGAAAATGTCTGATATTTTAAGCAAAATTGAAGATGATGAAATAGATTTTAACGTTCACAGTTTGAGACATACAGCATTGGACAATTTAAGCACGGGCGAACATTATTTATGTAAAAAAGTTGGCAAAGAAGATGGATTTAAATTAGAAGAATTACAAAAATACGCTCATCATTCTAGTTCTGACACAACTAGCTCTTATTTGCAAAATAGAGATAGAGATGTTATTTTTGGAATGTTTGACATTGAGGAATGATATATATATGAGAAAAGTAAAAGATATTAGGATAGTAGCATATTTTCTAACAAGAGGAATAGAATTTGAAAAAATAGAAAGAGAGGAAGCATACAATTCTAAAAAAGAAATTGTATGTTTTTATTTTAAGATAAGCGACGAAGAATATGATAGACTCACAACTGAATATGTAAAATCAATAGTTTGGGAATACGACCAAAAATTAGATTATTTAAAGACAATGGTTTTTAAGTTGTCAAATAATAAAATATAGATATGAAAAGGAGATATGAATAAAATGAAAGTTAATGAATTTAGAGAATTATCAAGAATAGGCGAAATAGGCGAACTTACAATAAACGGTAAAATTATAAAGTATAAAAAATATTTACCATATACTGATAAACTTAATATTGTTTATACCGTGTTAGAAAATGCATTTGACCCAGAAGAAAATATATATAATAGAATTAGTTTAGATACTACTCTTAAATATATGATATTAGTTAATTATATAGATGGTGTGAATTTTCCAAGGCATAAAGTTGGAGATGAAATGCTAAATGATGTTGAGGAAATAATAAATATAGGAATTAGTTCTGGAATTTACAAAGAACTTGTTGAAAACATAGAAGATGACTATAACCACATAATGGAATTATTACAAGGGAAAATAGAAGAATCAAATGAGACTAAACACTTTTCTAATATGATGAGTAAAATAATAAATCAAATTAGTGAACTAGATGAAGGCAAACTAGATGATTTGGCTGATAAGGTTAAAAATTTAGATGCTTTTAGGTCAATAGAATAGAGGTGATTTAAATGGCAAAGAAATTTGCCGTTGAAGAACGAATTTTTAAAAAATATCAAAAGATAGCAAGCGATACTTTAAAAGGCGAAATTAGAAAAAAGATAATTAGAAAATTAAAAGATAATATACAAGCTACGGTGTATAGTATGCCAGACCCAAAATATTATACAAGGTCTTATTCTATGATGAATTCTGTTAGTGGGTATGTAACTAGAGATAATGATTTGCAAACCATAATATCTATATATCCAAATCCTAGTAATATGACGAGATTTCCAGATTCTAGGTTTAAAAATTATTTATCAGTAGCACCTAAGGGTAGTGATGATAATAGAGATATGATTGTAGAATGGCTTAATGAAGGAACGTCTAAATCTCCCATATATAATCATTCACCTCATAAATTTATGGATAAAACAGCTGAGGATGCTGGGATTATAGCAAGGGGTAAATTAAACAAAGCTTTATATAAGGCAAGCAAAAGAAAATAATCAGAAAGGAGGTTGAGTATGGCAAAATATCAAGAAAAAATAGATATATCGTTTACCTATGACAAAACGGGTGTAAAAAATATACAAAATCAACTTAGACAGATACAAAAATTGGCTGATAAGCCTTTGCAAATAGGTAGTATAAAAGACTTGCAACAAGTTAGTGTTCAAATGGACAAGCAAGGTCAAAAAATGAAAGAAGTAATTAGGGTCACAGATGAGTTTGGCAATAAGTGGAATGTAAATATGCAAAAAGCCAAAGGTGGTACTGATATGCTTGTAAATTCAGTTAAGCTATCTAGTACAGCATCTAAAGACCATGCGGCAGCGTTAAATAAAACGAAAGTTGCTATACAAGATGCGCAACGTAAAGCCAAAGAATATATGGCAGTAATAAATGAACACGCTACTTCTACAGGAATGAAGGAAGAAGCCAAAAAATTGCAACAAGAATTAAATAAATTAGGCGTTAGTTCTGATATGACAACCCAAGACTTAAAAGAAATGGGTGCAAATGCTAAAAAAACAAGCAAAGACTTAGGAAGTATATCAAGACAAGCTAGTATAGCAGGAAAAGGTACTCTTAAACTCGGGCATATGATTAGAACTGCCGCAAAGGCTTTTACAGTTTGGATATCTGTAACAGCTGCATTCTTTAGGACTATACAAGAGATTAAACGTGGTATAGAAATGATTACCAATTTAGATACCGCTTTAGTTGAGCTTAGGAAAGTTAGTGATTTAACCGTTGAAGGATTCGACGAATTTATTGGACGAGCACAAAAAGTTGCGCAAACAGTAGCAAGAACATCAGCTGAAGTTACACAGGCTACTGCTGACTTTGCGAGAATGGGTTATACTGTTAGAGAATCATTAGATTTAGCAGAGCAAGCGCTGATACTTGTAAACGTTGGTGATGGCATAGAGAATGTAGACCAAGCAACACAATCCATAATATCTACTCTTAAAGGATTTCAAATGGAGGCTACTGAAGCATCGCACATAGTAGATGGTTTGAACGAGGTTGCAAATAATTTCGCGGTAACAACTTCAGATTTGGCAGACGGTGTTCAGAGAGCTGGTAGTACATTAGCACAATCAGGCACAACGTATGAAGAAACATTAGGACTTTTAACGGCTACCAATGAGGTTCTTCAGAAAATGGAGAAATCATCAACTGGTCTTATAACTATATCTCAGAGAATTAGAGGTGTATCAGAGGCTTTTGAAGATGGTGAAGCCCCTGTGAATTTTACTGCTAAGCTTGGGGAAGCATACAGAAGAATAGCAGGCGTTAATATAATGGTAGATGGACAATTACGTTCAACTTATGATATATTAAATGACATGTCAAATGTTTGGGACGACCTTACAGCCGAGCAACAGCAGTACATTGGCGAGCTTTCGGCGGGAAAGCGACGCGTTAACGTATTTAATGCATTGATGAGCAATACTAAGACCATAACAGAGGCTACTGCCGCGGCAACAGATTCATTTGGTTCTGCCTTAGAAGAGAATGAAAAATATTTAGACAGCATAGAAGGTAAAACTAGAAAATTTACAGAAGCAGTAGAAAGATTATGGACTAATGCAATAAATACAGACACTATAAAAAATATTGTAGATTTTGGAACAGCAATTATAAATTTAACTGATGAATTTGGATTACTAAATACTGTTTTGATGGCTTTAATAACAACCTTAGTAATATTTAAAAAGCAAATGGTAGCGACATTTTTATGGGGTCTTGTTCAGAATTTTGCATACGCGATTACTATGTTAGGTCATGCATTTAAAAGCTCAGCAGTATCTGCTGCTTTATTTAGTGGTGTATTAAGTACATTATTGCCATTATTGGCATTAGCAGGCATAATGTATGGAATAAAAAAACTTAGAGAAATGAATCAATGGCTTGATGACACAAAAGAAAGTGCTGATAACTTATATGATGCATTAAAACAATTCGAGGATGACCCTACTGATTTTTCTGGCTTAGTTGAGGCTATTGAAGATATAGATATTTCAGAAGTGAATGAGCAAATAGATAGATATAATCAATTAATAAGACAAGCACAGACACAAGGTAGAAGTCAGGCTTATATAGACAGTTTAAAAGAAGAATTATCTGTTTGGGAAAATTTATCTGACAAATACTATAATGCTAAAGAAGCGCTGTCTTTATATACAAGAGGTGTAAACGAACAAAAAAAAGCATCAGAAGAATTATTAGAAGAATTAAATAGAATTTCTGATGCTGTTGAGGAACAATATAATAAAGTAAAAGAAGGTACGCATGAACAAAAATTATTAAATGCTGCCTTGGAAGAGATGTCCGAGAATGGAAATTTATCACAAGAGACTTATGAGGCATTAATTGAAGTAAATAGTGATTATATAGAAATTCTTGGTCTTGAAAGCGAAGAATTAATAAAATTATTAAATAATAATAGAATAAAATCGCAAGAATCCATAAGACTCGCAAGGTCAGAAGCCGAATCAACCATAGCTTTAGCAAGATTAAAAATAGAAGCTTATGAATCAGAAATGTCTCAAATGGAAAGATATTTACAGGTTCAAAAAAGAATTGCTGTAGATGAAGAAGAAAAATCCCAAATACAAGAAGCATTAAATTATATGCATAGCACAGATTATAACCAAGCTATAAAAGACCTAGAAACAGCAGAAGCTAAGATAAATACTATAGACCATGCCTTAAAAATGTTTGCAGAAACTGGTGATGATGCATCTGATTCAACATCAGCAACCGCACAAGAACTTGAAAAATTCTATGACCAATTAAGAGCAATATCTGAAGCTAAATATTTATTAGATATGGCTGAAACATCTGAAGAACAAAAGATTGCTATTGAAAAGCTTGTTTTGGCATTAAAGAATTATAATTCTGAACTTAAAACTGAAATAAGTAGATTAGATTCATTAGTAGATGTAACAGACGGAATTTCATCTGCTGAAGTAGAACATATAAATGCAAGAGATGAATTAATTGATGTTTTGCGTAGCAACAATGTAGAAATAAAAAATCTACAATCATCATATGAAGAATTACAAAAGGTAGAGAAAAAATCAGTAGAAGAATTACAATCAATAATAAAAGAAGTTGAATCTCAATTTGTAGAAATGATACGGAAAAGAGAAGAACTACAAAGAGAGGCAAACGAAGAATGGTTTAAAGAAGAAAAAGAATCGTATAAAAAAGCGCATGAAGATAAGATGAAGTTCTACGACAATGAACTAGATGCTTTTAAGAATATGATAGATGAAAAGAAACAAGCTTTAAAAGACCAATTTGACGAAGAAGATTATCAAGAGGAACTTGCTGGTTTAAGGAGAGAAGAGGCGGACATACAGTCTCAAATAAATATACTTAAACTTAGAGACGATGTTGAGGCTAAAGCTAAAACAATTGAATTAGAAAAAGACCTAGCTGAAAAAAGAACAGAAATATCAGATTTACAACGCGAACACGAGAGAGATGCTCTTTTAGATAATCTTGATAAACAATTGGATGAGCAAGAAGAATATTATGATGATATAAAATCAAATGAAGAAAGAATATATGAATTTAAAATGGAGCGACTTGAAAAAGAATATGAAGAAAATGTTGCTCGTTTAGATAGAATGTATACTAAAGAAAAAGTATATGCCGAAGCTAGAAAAATGTTACTTAAAGGTAATATACAAGAAATAAAAGAGGCATATCAGTCATTTGAAAATGAATTTGGTGAAGGTTTAAGCTACTTAGGTGATACAGTAATAGAGAATTTTATTAAAAAACTTAAAGAGGCAAGAGACGCAATAAAAAGTCTTGAAGGTGCAAAAATGCCTAGTGCTGGAACTAGCGGTGGTAGAGGTGGCTCATCAACAGGTGGAGCGACCGAAACCGATATAATGACTTCTGGTGGTATAAAAACCAAAGGTTATATTATAGGTGGTAAAACATATTATGACCCAGAAGGTAAGTCTAGGGTTGACCCCGGCACATATGTAGATACGGCAGCAGGAACTTATGTATTAAAAGATGATGGTACTGGTGAAAAAGTTAGCGACAGCAAAATAATAGGAAGTTATGAAACTGGTACTACTAGCGTTCCAAAAGATGGATTGGCATATATACATGAGGGCGAAGCAATTATACCTAAAAACTTTAATCCATTTAATATAAATAATAACAGTAGTTTTGTTTCAAATGTAAAAGATGGCTTATTATCATCTCTTACTGGTAAAATGGGTAGCTCATCTTATGATATAGATATAAATGTTGCAGGCAATTTAGATAGAGACTCAATACCGAACCTAAAATCAGCAATCAAAGATGTAATAAATGAAAAAGATAGAGAAAAATATAGAAGAAATAAAAAAATAGGTGTTTATAATTATTAAGGAGGTGGCATATTGCAATCTGAAAATTTTATATTTGACGGAATAACATCAGAAGAAATGGGGTTATATAATGTTCGTATGCAATCTGGACTTGTAGAAACCCCTTTTATGGGTTCAAAAAGCACAATAACAACTAAAGTTGTTGGTAAAGATAGACCATATTTTCATGGTGTGAACAAAGATGTAATACAATTTAATTTACAATTCTCACTACTTGACGAAAAATGGACACCAGAGAAAACGCATGAGATAGCAAGATGGCTACTTCATGACACCTATAAATCATTTCAATCAAGTGATGATTTGGGGAAATATTATTATGTGATTTGTATTAATGGCGAAAATTTATATAAAGCAAATGATAAGGGATATGTAGAATTAACATTTGAATCTAACGCACCATATGCTTTTAGTCCTATATATTTGAATGAATATGATTTAAGTGATAATACGACTACAGAAATAATACAAATTGAGAACAGAAGTAATATAAATAAATATTTTTATCCGACAATTGAAATAGAACTTGCGGGAACGACAACTGATATAACTCTTAAAAATTTGTCAGATGGTGGTCGAGAATTTTCATTTACTGGACTACAATCTGGCGAAACTATTTCAGTTGATAATGAAAATAAATATATAATATCTGACGTACCATCAGTTTATAGATTCGCTGAATTTAATAAAAATTGGTTCAGAATGGTTTACGGTATTAATCAGATAGAGGTTACTGGTGAATGTATAATAACAGTACGAACACAGTACCCTATAATACAATAGAGTAAAAGAGGTGATTTGATAAATGTTAGTAGATATTAACCCTGATTTGGAAATGCCTGAATTTAAATTGACATTAATGAGGCGTAACGAAACAGAAATAGCAGAACTCGGGAACGTATATGATGTAGTATATGACCATTATTTTGCAGAGATTGATGAATTAACTTTTAATATACCATATAATATAATGTCGAATAATCACGACAAAATAAAGAATCCTAATTACGATTTAGTAAAAGGTGATTTTTTAATAAATTTAAATGACATGTATTATTTTATTATAGATGATATAACTGAACAGGATAGCGATGGGGAATTATACAAAGAAGTTCATTGCTATAGTAGAGAATATGAATTAGTAGATAAAAAAATAAGAGGTTATCAGTTTGATGCAAGGAAAATATACGTTGACCCATTAAGCACAGACCCTATGAAAGATGAAAACGATTTTTATTGGGGTATATTAAATTATATGGAAACTCTTACAACTTGGAGAGTTGATTATATAAATAGTTCTTTGCTTGATATATATAGAGGATTTGATATATCAGAAGATAATTTAATATCAATAATTCAACAATTGCAGACAAGTTTTGATTGCTTGTTCCAATTTGACACAGTAAATAAAAAGTTTAATATATATAAACTTAGTGAATTAGGACAAAATAAAGGGTTATATATATCAGATGAAAACTATATAGAGAATTTGACAAAAGACATAAAACATGATGAAATTAAAACAAGATTATATTTATATGGCAAAGATAATATATCAGTTGAGGATATTAATTTGACTGGTCAACCATATATAGAAAATTTTGATTTTTATAAAACAACAGAATATATGTCGCAAGATTTAATTGATGCGCTAGACGATTATGAGGCTTTTTTATTAACAAAAGAAAGTGAGTTTCAAGGATATTTAGATGATTTAGCAACATATGAAGGTCAATTAGCAACCAAGCAAGACGAATTGGCAACACTTCAAGAAGAATTGGCTGTGATAGAACAAGACATAGACATAGCAATCGCTAATGGTGATAGTATATCAACGCTTAATTCTCAAAAAGATTCTAAATTAGCTGAAATATCGACAAAAGAAGGCGAAATAGATACGGTTCAAGGAAATATTGATACAGTAAATTCAAGTATAGAGACACTTCAAAATACAATAGCAGCAGAAACATATTTAACAACTGCTCAGTTAGAAGAATTAGACCCATTTATAAAATATGAAACTTATTCTGATTCAAGCTATGTTGAAGAAACAAAAGATGAATTATTAGAATACGGTTTAGAAATGCTTAATCAGATTAGTCAACCATCATATGAATTTAATATTGATTCAGTTGATTTTTTAAGTGTTTTAGAAGCACAACATGATTGGGAAAAATTAGTTGTTGGTGACATTGTAAATCTTAGACACACTAAAATAAATGATATGATAGTAGAAGTTAGACTTGTTCATTACCAATATCAAATAACTGATAAAAAATTAGAACTTGAATTCAGCAATAGAAATAATATAAATGACCCATATACTTATAATAGAGACTTGATGAAAAAACTGTCCGCGACAAGCACATCAGTTGATTTTAGTAAATATGGTTGGGATGAAGCACCCGAGGCAAAAAGTGCCATAACTCAATATATAGATAGTCAACTTGATTTGGCAAAGCAATCCATAATACAGGGTGATAATCAAGCACCTATATTAGATGAAAGAGGCTTATGGCTTAGAAAGAAAAATCCTGACGGAACATATGATTTAAAACAAGTTAGAGCTGTAAATAATGTTATAGCCCTAACGCAAGATGGTTGGGAAACTGTTAGTGTAGCAATAACACCAGATGGAATAGTTGCAGAAAATATATACGGTGAACTCGGGGCGTTTGCTACGGTTAAAGCAGACCAAATTACTGTTGGCGATGGATTAGACCCAGCTGTAATTGAGGATAGTGGTGCTGTAATACAGGGTGCAGAATATAACTATGTTCAAATAAATCCTACTGATGGGCTGAAAGCTACACATTTAGATGGAAGTAACACTCAAATATCAGGTGATGGTGTTCAGAGAAATTTAGCCATACCTAATTATATAAAAACATATACTGGTGTGTCCAATGTTGAAGATTTTGACGGTGAAACTATTTCTACTTTAGAATCGAAAGGCTGGGAATTTTCTGCTAATAAAAATAACTTTTCTGTTCATCCTGATGGTTATTTAGTTTTAGATGATAATGTTAATGAACCCGGTTATGATATAGGTATGGTAATGGCTAGAAAATATGTATATATAAGTGCTGATAATGCAACTTATAGTTATGATTTTAAAATGGGTTCTACAGATGATAATAGTTATAGATTTATGCTTGATGGAAATTCTTTTTGGCTTCCAGAACGTTCCAGTTGGGATACTGGAACAGGAACGGTTAGCAAAGGATGGCATGTTTTCCAATGGGAAGGATGGAATCAACCATATGATGTTGGGAAAGACATTGTTCTTCATTTAGATAACATAGTGTTTGAGGATGATGTTGCCGAATATACTTTAGACGGATATACCAATGAATTAAAGGAATATAATTATATTACATATTTAGGTACTGGCGAAACATATAATGCGGTCATAGAAACTATGACTGGTGATTTTGGCGGGTTAAGCAACAATGAAATAAAACAATTTATACCAAATGCAAAAATTAAATTACCTGAAGAATTTAAAGGTAAAGATTTTAACATAGTATTATCTTTAAAAGACACTGGTTCAAAACCATTAGATGATGCCAATGTTGCTAGGATAGAACTGGATGTTGTCAGCAAAAATACGGTAGATGCCGAATTTGAAGTTAGGGGTATTATAACTTGGAGCTATTTTTATAATGATGGTGGATTAGTAACGTTCCCAGAGGCATATACTGGTCTTGCGTTCACTTATTATGTAACATATTAATTATACAATAAAATCGTAATTTTATTAGGTTTTAACATACTATATATAGTGTATGAAAGGAGGAATAAAATGGGTGTAAAAAGTTTTAACACACCATATGAGATAGATTTAAATACCATTAATGATGAAGCTGTATCAGTCGTAATAAATGACGAGAATCACGTCATATATGATTCGTGTGTCAGATTGGCACAAATACCCGATGAATTTTATAGAGTAACAATATCAGGAATGACGGAAATAAATATAAAAGATGATATATCGGCAGCTACTGAATTTAAAGTTGATTATAAACATGGTGTCGTTTATTTTGACCAATCGTTAGAAGGCGACCCAATGACCATATCTACATATTATGGTCGCGGTATAAAACTTATATATGCTGAAAGATTAATAGGTGAATATTTGGGTGACGGCTCTTATGCAACAATTCAAGAAATTGTTGATGAGAATAAGTGGACAGTTAGCACAACAGAGCCTGATTCTGGCTGGTGGGTTGAGGAAATTGTATAATAAGGTGGTGATATTATGAACATATACTTGTTTTTTACTGTTGATAAACAAGTAATAACTAGAGTAGACAAAAATATATTAGCAGCAAAAAGTCAAAATTATATTAAAGCTAGATTTAACTTTTCCATTGAATGGGAATCTATTAGTAAAACTGCGCAATTTACTAAAGGCGAAAATACTTATAACGTTGCCATATCTTCGGCTGGTACTTGTACTGTTCCATGGGAAGCATTAACATCATCTGGAATATTAAAAGTAAGTGTTTTTGGTGACGATTTGATAACCACTAACTATTCATCAATACCTATTAAGGAAAGTGGATATGTTGATGATGGTGAATTTCCACTTGACCCAACGCCAAGCTATTTTGCGGAGATTCAAGAAAATGAAGAACAAAGAATAGCAAACGAAAATGAACGTATAGCAAATGATGCTGATAGAATGTTGAAGTCAACTTACGACCCAAATACGGTAGGTTCTGATGTATTCGATATGGATAATATGGTTGAAGGTGCTACAACAAAAATAATGACAAATGCAGAAAGGTTAAAATTAAGTGGTATAGAAAATTTAGCCAAAGATGACCAAGATGCGGACGAAGTACCTTATAATAATTCTGCTAGCGAATTGGTGGCTGAAAATGTTCAAGACGCTGTTGACGAATCTTATGTTAAAAACAAAATAATAGTTAGTGAAACACAACCGACAAATGGTTGGTGGATAGAAGAAATAATTTAAAGGAGTGATTGATTAATGGCAACAAAAAAAGGACGAATACGTCCACCGGGATATACAGACATAGTACACCCTGAGACAGATGCAGATATAGTTTTATATGATAATGTTGTTAGTGGGCTAACTTCCGACAATGTTAAAGATGCAATAGATGAATTAGAAACAAATAAAGCAGATAAAACCGAGATTTTATTGCTTGATAACACGACACCATTTACACCAGATGCAGACTATGAACCGGCTACTAAAAAATATGTGGACGATGAAGTGGCAAATTTAGAATGGGACATAATAAAAAATAAAGAACAATATATAGGGGTAGAATGGAATGAAACACAAGATACATTTGCAAGAATAGGACTTATAGCAGATATATCAACGCCAACAGAAGCATTAGATTATTTCCCATTTAATTCAATAGATAGGTGCAATCTTGCAGATGATGGAACGGTTAATGCATACTATGGCGAGCCATTATACGTTACAGATGGTTCTAATGGTCAATGCATGACAGAATTTCCGTTGACATATTCAAGTTATGATGTGCGAACTGAAGGCTCAGATAAGATTCACACTTGGAAATTTTCGCAATTTCAGCTTGAAGGTTTTGAAGTGGATAAGAACTTTATCCGTGGTGGAGAAGTCGTACAAAGAATGTACTTCTCAACCTTTGAAGGCTCATTGTATGATGTATCAGCAAGTTCTTATATATTAGATGACGCACAAGTAGCAGACTTTACGAGTGGAACTGGTGATAAATTATCATCAATAGCAAATGCAAAGCCTATATCTGGTCTTTCACAGGGTTTAAATATAGTCAATTCAAGAATATTAGCAAATAATCGTGGTGAAAGATGGGGACAACAAGATGATGCAATAGTTGCATATTTACACAAATTAATGATTATGATGTATGCAAGTATGAATTCACAAAGTGAGATAGGCAGAGGTGTTGTTGATAAAGCTTCTGGGACTGGCAACGAATCTGAATTAACTGGGCAATGTGCGGACATAATGTATGGTGCTGCCACAGGCACAGATGGGCTAGTTTCAATATCATTTGCTGGAATTGAAAATTTCTGGGGCAATATCTGGAAATGGACAGACGGAGTTAACATACAAGCAGATAATAAATTATGGATTAATATATCTAATGATAATTATGCGTCTGACCAATTTACAACTCCGTATGTTTATCAGGGCGATTTGTTAGCCGCCAATGGATATCCGGGTTCGATTCTTGACATAAAATACGGATTTTATCCTGATGCAACAGGCGGCTCTACTTCAAGTGGTTTCACAGACTATTATTATCAGACTACGGGCAATAGAGTTGCGCTTCTAGGCGGTTATTGGTATGATGGCTCGAGTGCGGGTTCGCTGTGTTGGACTTTGGGTACTTCTTCGGGTGATAGTTCGCGCACTATTTCCGCTCGCTTGCTTTATAGATAAATATTTTTTTCAATATAATAGGCAAAAATATATATTTTTTATTGCACATCTAGGCAGTAATTGGAATAATGACTCGAATGCAGGTTCACTGTATTGGAATTTGAATAATTCTTCAGGTAATAATTCACGCAATATTTCCACTCACTTACTTTATGCTATAATGGTGAGTAAAAAAAGCAATATTTTATATTTTTGCCTTGCCACTTGGCAAAACACAAAACAACAACCGTAACCTGTATTAGTAGGTTTATTCTCGAAAATTCGGGTTTAGCATAAAGCAAATTTGGAGGCATAATGAAAAGATTTGGCAATATATACAAAAACATATACGATTATGAAAATTTAAAAATAGCACATAAAAATGCAAGAAAAGGCAAGTCTCATTATAAAGATGTAAAAATGGTTAATAAAAATGAGAGGCTCTACTTAGAAAAATTACAAAATAATTTAATAAATAAGGCTTATAAAACAAGTGATTATGTAATAAAAGACATAATAGATAAGGGTAAAAATAGGACTATTTATAAACTACCTTATTTCCCAGATAGAATTTGTCAATGGGCTATTATGTTGCAAATTGAAGATATATTTCTAAATACATTTTGTGATTTTAGTTGTGCATCAATTCCAGACCGTGGTATACATCATGGTTTAAAATTAATGAATAAGTATATGCAAGATGAAATTAATGTTTAAAGCTTGATATAAAGAAATTCTTTGACAATATTGACCATAAAATATTAAAATCTTTATTAAGAAAAAAGATTAAAGATAAAAATTTATTATGGCTGTTAGATGAAATTATTGATAGCATAGGAGGGGATAAAGGCGTTCCCATAGGCAATTATACAAGTCAATATTTTGCAAATTTCTATTTAACATATTTTGACCACTGGCTAAAAGAAGAATTAAAAATAAAATATGTAGTAAGATATATGGATGACATAGTAATATTTAGTAATAGTAAAACAGATTTAAAAAATAAATTTAATAAAATGGAAGAATATTTGAAAAATAATCTAAAATTAAAAATAAAAGAAAATTATCAAATTTTTCCAACTAGAGTAAGAGGTGTTGACTTTATTGGATATAGGCATTTTGGAAATTATATATTATTAAGAAAAAGCACAGCAAAGTCGTTGAAAAGAAAAATGTCGAGAATATACAAAAAAGTCTTAGATGGCAAAGAAATGACATATTCTGAATGGTGTAGCATAAATTCATACAAAGGTTGGATAAAATGGTGTGATGGCTATAATTTATATAAAAAATATATAAAACCATTAGAGCCACACGCGGATAATTATTATATAAAAAATATAAAAACTTAGGAGGAAAATATGACTATTATTCAAAGTGATACAAAGCCTAAAAGGTATAGAATAAAAAAAGACATAATAATTTTAGTTGATGAAAACGAAATCTTGAATATAGAAAAAGATTTTGATGGTAAATTAGTTTCACTTTATGAATATCCCGAATACCCATTAAAATTAAAATCAAGAGATAATATGGAAAAATATATTGAAAACAATTATGAGAAATTGTTAAAATATGCAAAAGAAAATCCATATAAAGAAAGGGTAACTTTGACACCAGAGCAAAAGATTAAAAAATTAGAAAAAGAAAATAAAGAGCTACAAAATGCGGTTGACCAATTAGTAATAGATTCTTTAATGGGGTGATATAGTGTTTGATTTACTAAAGAGGTTATATTTAGAAAATAAAATTAATGATTTAGCTTTGGAAAATGCCATCTTAAAAAATTGGATAACATTGGAACAAAAAGAACAAATTATAAATAACAAATAAAATATTAGTTTTATTGGGTCTACACCTTAGTTATAAGAATAGGTGTAGACCTTGATTTTTGTACGATAGGAGGGATTTTATGGACTATATTAAATTTATAGAAGATAGAGTTGGTATTTTAAAAGAGAATTTAAATATTGATTTAGAGTCCGATGAAATTTTAGATATTTTGATGGACGAATTAAATTCTGGAAAATTGTCACAAGTTGAACTTAGTAATTATAAAATATTGAAAAATAAAGTTGACTGGGATAAATATTTAGAATTGAAAAAAGAAGAAGAAATAGAAAATGTATCGGAGGAAGGGGAAACAATCGAAGAAGAGGGTGAATAAATGATTAAGTTTATCGAACCTAACGATGAAAAAATAGATAGAGCTGGCGGAAAAATAACTTTTGAAGGGAAAATCGAATATGGTGTATATAAAGATATGCACCCAATACCAAAAAATCTTGCTATAGAGGTTTTTAACGACATAAAATATCCCATTGAAAATATAAAAGCAAATGTAATTTTAGCACCATTTGGGTTGATGTTTTATGATAATGGTTGGAGTGGCACTAGATATGAAGGTAGAGCTTATAAATCTCACATTATATATGGTGCTAGAAAAGAAGTTCCAACAAAAGACAGTATAGGTTCTCTAATTATACATGAGCTAGGTCACAATATAATGTATGATTATTACGATTGCACTTATGAAACACATCAAGATTACATACAAGAATTTAAAGATATTCGTGGCATATCAAATTGGGATAATTGGAGCACAAATTGGTACAAAAGACCTGCTGAAATTTGGGCAGAAGATTTTAGATATTTATTTGGTACTGAATATATGACAGATGAAACATTCGACACTATGTATAAAGATATTGGCGTGCCAAGTGACAAGGTTAAACAATTCTTTTTAAAAATTGCTGACGCTTTATATGAAAAACACAAAGACGAGATAGAAGATAATTCAAATATTATAATAGAGGACGAGCCAGAACCAATTATAATAAAAGATAATAATGTGAACAAAGAACCGGAGGCGGTGAAAGATAATATGATTTATATGTATTTAGCAAGATATGCACATTTAGACGACATAAAAGTATCTGTGGGTGATGTTTGTCAAGCAGACATTATGTGGCATGGGACTGGAGTTTCACCAGCCACAGAGATAGGTATTCAAGGCAATACAGGTCTATCTACTGGCACACACTTGCACATAGACGTGGTAAAAGTACCATACGACCCTAATTTTAGATACAAAAAATATACACAAGCCGATATATATGCTGGCAATCCACCAGCAGATAAGACAGAATTATATTACTTTTTAGATGAAACATTGTTTAAGAGTGATTATACAATAACAACTCATTTTAATTCTCAGGATTATTATAAAGAATTTGGCAGGAGACACCCTGCTGCGGATATAGTTTCCCTTGGAAACAAAACTATTTATTGGAATAGAAGTACAAGAGGAAGAGTAGTGCATACTGGATATGACAATGCTTATGGTAAAAATGTAGTAATAGCTTATTTAGACGTTGATTTTGATTCATATGAAGGACAAGAGCCTATATTTAATGAGCCAGAAAAAGAAATAAGAATGGACTCTGATAATGATTTATCAAAAACTTGGTTAAATTCAGTAGGCAATTGGATGTATAATATGTCTAATAAAAGCGACGTAAAATCTACTTGGGGACAAACATCTGATTTTGATGGTAAGGTTAGATATATTGAAGTGCACCCAAATAATCTTGGGGTTGTAACAGCAAAAGCAACTACTGATGAAATAGGATATGCCGGAATTAATGCAACATTTTTTGGAATAACAAAAGAAGGTTGGTATTATCCAACGTCTATACTTAAATTAAAGGACGCTATAATACAAGGCAATGCAAATCATTTGCCATATCCACAGGGAACATTTTGCTATTATCAAGATGGAACATTTGGGATAGAGCAGCTTAAATCGGTAAATGATTTAACAAAACCTGTTTGGTATGCCATAGGTGGTATAGAATATGTTAGAGACTCTATGGTGACATATAATGCTACTGCTGAAGGATTTGTTGGTATATACAGCGATGTGCACAGAAGAACAACTCATGTATCAATAGGATTAACAAAAGAAGGTAAAATATTGCTTACAAGACATTGGGATTCTACTAGAGCAGAATGTGCTATTCATATGAAAGAAATGGGTTGTATATATGCGATAGGTCTTGATGGTGGGGGTTCAGCGCAATATATAACTCCTGACGAAAAAAGAACGTCAACAAGAAAAGTAGCAAATCATTTAGTTGCAGTGGATTTGAAAATATAGAAAGTTGGTGATTATATGAGTAATACCTTATATTTATTAATTGGTCTTGGTGTATTAGTAGTCATAGGGTTTATGATGAAGTTTTTTAGTCCAAAAAATTTTAAAACATTTTTGCATGATGGATTATCATTAGATGAAACAAAAATAAGTTTAATGATGATTGCTTTTACAATTTTTAATGGTATAGCAATATGGACTGTTTTTACAATGGGCGATATACCCGATAATGTATTATATTTAATTCTTGGTCTTGGTAGTGGTATAGTTGGTATGAATATATCAAATAGTACGATATCAAGAAAGAAAATATATGAGGAAGTTTTTAACAAAACGTCTAGTTGGATAGACGAAGATATAGATGATATATATGAAAATAGTGAAAAATAAATAGGAGGATATGATGGATATATTATATAGCGTATTAATATTGTTGGGAGTTTTTGCGGTTGGATTTTTAGGTGTTTACCTGAAAAGAAAAAAAGGAATTGAAGATTCTGATTTAGAAATGTTTAGGCTTATAATTAGAATGTCTGACCACATAGTAAAAACTTTTGACAAGATAAAATATAAAGGCGATATAAGTAAAATTATGCAATATGTAATTGAGGCTATTGACTTTATATTAGAATATGAAGATATAGAAGAAACAGAATTGATTATGAAAAAAGATTTGATTATGGTCAAAACTAGAGAAATTTGCGAACGAGAAGGAATAACCTTAGATGATGAGTTGTTTGAAATTATTGATGAATCTATAGATTTTGCAATAAACAATAAATATATATAAAAAAATTACCCTACCTTAATTGGTAGGGCTTTTTTTTATGTCTAAAATTATTTGTTCTAAAGAATCTACACTTGAAGCTACTGGATATTTGTCAAATACTTTCTCATTCCACTCAGCTTTAATTCCTCTGTGGGAATATAACACTTTATAAGTCGCATTTGAGCTTTCTAAAGCGTCCTGATTATCGTCTATAAGTATTGAATTTTCAAGGTTTATTTCGCTTTTATCTATGGTATCTACGGTGTAACCACCCTCGTCAAAATGGCTTAAAAGTGCTATATTTTTGTCATTTATAAAGGGTAATTTGTCTAAAATCCATTTTCTTTTGTATAATAAATTTTTTCTACTTCCAACACTTATTATGTGCAAATCGTCTGTCTTAGACAAGCATTTAAGCAGATGATACATTCTATTATCAAAGAATTTTAGTTTTTGAAAAAATAATCCATCTTCAAATATCCTTATAATCATATCTCTATCTAAATCTTTACATTGGTCGCCCATATTCCATTTTCTCACTTTAGACCAATCAGCATTATCATCATATAAAAAATTATATACACTACAAAATGATTCTATGCTATTAACTATTGTATTATCAAAATCAAAATATATCTTCATTAATCATATCCTTTCTATAAAAAAAATATGTGCCTATAATATTTTACATAGACACATGAGGTGGTCTATTCTTGTAAGTAGTCTAAAAATTCTCCGATTAATTCCAATGGTAAATCGGTATATTTCTCTGATATTTCTTGTATCTTCAATATTTCTCTAGTAAAATTATATTCTTCTAAATCATTGTCTTTTTCGTATTCTATAACTAATAACCCTGCTGAATGCTCGTCATTATTCCTATAATAATTGATACATTCGATAATAATATCCGTTGGTAGTTGCTCCAATCTCTCTCTCAATACAAGCAAATCTTCTAATAATTCATCTGGATTTATATTAGTCCAATTTTTAATATTATAAGCTCTGACTTTCTCTTCTATTTTTGCATCAGCCTTATCAATAAAGAAAAATATTAACATCTCCTTGAAAGGCTCTGATATATTTTCGAGCCTTCCGTCGTTCTCATGATATTCTTCCCAAAACTTATTTTTCAAACTAAATAGTGTATCACTAAATTTCATATATTTTATTCTCCTTTTTTATTAAATAATGGATTCTTATTAAATCCACTCATCTGTCTTTCTTTGTTGAAATGTACATATACTTTTTCAGTTGTGCTTATACTCTCATGTCCAAGAGCCATTTTTACTTCTTCTAATGATGCGCCATTGTTGAACATTGCAGATGCACAAGCATGTCTTAAATCATGCGGTGAATAATCGGTATCTAAACCAGCAAGTTCAAGATGCTTTTCTAACATTCCATTTATTGTTGTATGACTCATTTGTTTTCCGCCATATGTAAATATTAAATTTTCTGTTGAATACTTTTCTATATATTTTTTTAAATCTTCTTTTATGGGTTGATACAAAGACGCGTATCTTTGTTTTTCACCTTTCCCATTTAATAAAATTATATCATTTTCAAAATCTATATCAGCTGGTTTTAACTTTGCTATCTCGCTTTTTCTAGCGCCTGTTGTTAGTATGAGTATTAATACTAGCCTATGTGTTTGATTTGTCTTGTTATTATTTAATTGGTTTAAATGTTTTATTAGTTTTAACTGTTCGTCCATAGACATATATTTTTTCTCTTCTACTGTCTTAGGTTTTTTAGGTGTTTTAATATTACCAGAAAAGTCATTTTCTATTATTTCATATTCGTGCATAAATTTTATGAATGACCTAATGCACATTAGATATAATGATATTGTGCTATGACTATAATCCTTGTTATTCATATAAGACTTAAATTTATTTATATCCAACATATTTAATTGTGAGAAGTTTTTATTTATAACTTCTTCTAATTGATTTAATATCCTTCCGTATGATTTAATTGTGTTTTTTGACTTATTATCGAGTTTTAACGTCTCTTTGAAATTCCTTACTATCTCTTTATTATTCATTTATTACCACCTCTAAATACATTATACCACTAAAGCATATATTTGTCAAGGGTAAATCCTAAAAAAATTCCAAAAAAGTTTGAAATCATATCTTTAATTGAAAATAACCCATATGAATTTAAGTCATACAACTCTTTTATAACACCAAACAATATACAAATTAATATAGTTTCCCATAAATTATTAGTAAAAGCTTTGGCTATGAAAAATATTCCTATCATTGCAAATATGTGCATTATAATATCCATTATTTGTTGGAACTACCTAACATTCCTTCTCCTCTTTCAGATTCGATTTTTAGTAAATCATCTTTAGGTATTTCTTGTACATCTAATTGTGGTATTTCTACCATTACTAATTGTGCAATTCCTTTGCTGAGAGGATATATGATATAATTTGTATCAACATATGTTGGGTCTGACATTCCTTTGCTTAGTTCTTTCTTGGTCTTATCTGGGGCGTTAGATAAAATTATAGTTTTATTGGTTGTATTGTTTAATACAATTTTTATCTCACCTCTAAAACCTGAGTCTATAACCCCAGCTCTAACGCCTAACCCTTTGCTACCGCTTGAACCTCTTTCCCTAACCAACATAGCATAGTCTTGATTAAATGCTGTTCTAATGCCCGTATTTATCATTTTAATATCTTGTGGCAATAATTCTATTTCTTCATATCCATATGCATATACATCATATCCTGCGTCCTCATCATTTTTAGTCGGCAGAATTGCATCATCATATTCTTTTGCAAAATATAATTTGTCTGTCATTAAATTCCTCCCTTAATTTATAAATATAGTAGCGTCGTCATAACCTTTATCTATTAGCTCTTGGCAATTCATTAAAAACTCTGTCAAGAATTTTACTGTGTTGCTATAATTCCCCCAACCGTTAGGTGGTTCTAATTTAATCGCTTCACTTCTTTTTTCGATTAATCTTATCAAGGCTCTTTTGATTAGAACTTTTCCAGCTGCTATATTTAAATTATCTAATGTTTTAATCCCGTCTTTGTCCTCAAATGCTAAAATAAACATTTCGCTTATATTGTAGGTTATATTTAAATAAAAACTACATTTATCATCTATGTCAAATACTCTATCATTTTTATCTACAACTGCAAAATTTATACTATAACTCATTAATTTACATCTCCTAAATATCCATCAAAAGCACCAATAAATAATACATCATCATCTACTCGAAATAATATCATTCCCATAACTTTATCGAAATTATCGTCGGATATATCTATTAAGTCAAGTGGCACTTTGTCGAATTGTGATTTTCCCATTATTATTGTGTTTGGTTCGAGTCCTGTTGAACCCTCAAACTCATTTGCCATATTTCTTATTATCTGTTCCATATATTACCCACCTATCGCATTAACTGTTCTAAAATCTTCACCAGTATTAAATAGCACACCATATACGACCATATTTAGCCACATATGGCGTGCAACACCCAATAAAAGACTCGTTTTATTGGTCTATATCTTTTTCATATATTTTTGTATTTCTATATTTTAAAAACTTACTACGTTTATCATGTTTTATATTGTCGTAGAAATCCATTTTGCATTGTTCACAATAAAAACATTGTGCCTTTCTTCTTTTGCAAAAATCAAGTGGCGGACATTGACCTTTTGAATCGGTTATAAATAATCCTCTGTCCTCGCCAACTTTGTACTTTAATTCTAACCAATCTTCTATTGTCATTCTTTGTCTGTCTGCGTACTCATAATATTTCAACTAATCACCTACCTAATTGGACAAACATTACCTTCACATGATTCGTCACCTATGTCTAATTCTGTCTCTATTTTTTCATATTTTTGTAATAATGATGGATTGAATTTCTTCATATTATTTACACGTTCATTATATTCTTCTTCTGTAATTGATTCATAAGGCATTAATTCATAATAACTATCATCTAATGAAACAAATGATACGGCTATTACGCTATCCCAGTTTTTATCCATCCATTCTTCTACATCTTTCCATTCGTCATCTCTGACATGTACGGTAATACTTGCATTGTGTTCAACATAATTCTCCATAAACATTTTATATATCTCTAATTGTTCAATGGCTGATATATCATATTTTGTAGTGCCATCTGGTGCTTTTACTGGAAATTCTATAACCTTAGTAGTACATGTCTTTTCATCTTGTCCTACTTCTGGGAATATTGGATATTCTAACTCCTCGCATACTTTTACTAACGGGTCATCGGCATTTATCCTAACTCTTCTTATATAATAAGGTGAGTGAGAAAAATGTATCCCATTAGAAACTGTTGGTAGTTGAGATATAGTGCCTGATGGTTTGCAAGTAGTATGTAGTGCAGGTCTATTTTCTCCAAGTCTATCAGCTAATTCATCGGCAGATTGAATTGCCGCTTCTCTTAAATCTCTTAATAGTGACTTTTGCTTTTCTTTATCATATTTTAGTGCATTCATAGCATCTTGCCAACCAGTTAGAGAACAACCTATCAACCTATCATCTTTGTTAGATTGATTCCAGTTGTGAAGTTCAAACTCTACTAAAGACATTCTATATCCTATTTTAGCCGATATTTTTTGTGCCTCCATCAATTCGGCATAATTAAGTTTGCCATTCTCTACAAAAGCCATAACATTTACCTCAGATAAATTACAGACCTGTGAATTTTTCAAAATTATTTCCATACAGGGGTTTCCGCCCTCGGCATCTGATTTTCTTTCTCTTACTGCTTTCATATTAGAAAATGCAGGCTCACCATTATATCTCATCTTTTGTATTTGCCAATGCAATTGTTCTTTTGTAGGTTTTTCTTCATAGAATATAGTATTGTTGCTCATTTGTCTATGGATAATATTTTTATCTACTACCCATTCGCCATTTACTTGTTTGTATAAATCTGTTTTAGCATCTATCATTTCTTTGTCATTTGGGTCGAATAAAACAACTTCACTCGTTCTTCTTACCTTTTTAGTTATCTTTTATTTCTAAAAGTGTCGGACTATCTCTTATCTATATTAGACTCGGATTTCTAAGGACTGATTATCGATTATCTACTCACAGTCTAGTCTCTAAACCTTCAACTTACTTTTATGATATTCAGTTGATTGGTAATGGATTGCCATATCTTATTGACTTAGGTTTCCCATTTTAACCCGATTAGGTGGCATAAGGTTAGAACAAGTTTATATTTTTGTTTGTCTTATACTTTTCTATTTGTCAAATTTATAGTTCTTAAACTCATTTTTAAAATCAATACAATTTTTATATTTTCTTTTAATATACATTTCTGGCTTATCTTCGTAAATGTAGTCAATTATTCTTTCAACCATTCTTAAACTACCGGTTCTTAACACATAACAATTTTCTTTTCCTTTTGGATTTATACTTGTAGGTATTTCTAATTCTTCTAGTAAAAATCTTTGTAATTTTTCAAGCATTTTTAATGACGGATGTGTAATTCCAAAAGTAGTCCATAATCTATCCCTGTCTTTTCTTTTACCCCAAGTAATAAATCCATCTGCATCAATTAATCCCAATAAAAAATGTCTCATATATTTTTTAGGTATGTTATGATAAGTCCTATCTTCTTTTAAGCCTAATATACCAAACTTTTTAAATGTTGGCGTAAATTCGCTTGAAAAAGTCATTCTGCTAGAATGTCTCGTGCTTTTAATTTCTGGTCTTTGTTCATTTACGGGTATATGTCTATTTATAGAATTTTTTGGTTGAAATTTTTTCTTAAAATATTCAATTATATATTCATCTGATGAACATATAAACATTCTGTGTTTCCTTTTATAAGTTCCTCTTTGAAAACCGCCATCTCCCAACATATATCCTATCAGATATGCCTCTTCTTTTGTATTGATTTTGTCAAATAAGTGTAATTTATATTTTTTACCTGCAATCATGTACTCTTTAAAATAATTTTTATTTTCCATGCACTGCTCTCCTTTCTTTATTTACCACCTGATACTACGTTCTCACCTATAATATTTGCTATATCAGAACAATCTATTGGTCTTAATTTTCTTGCATTACCTTCTTTGTTTATATCTTTTTTGATAACCTTCATTATTTTTTCAAACATAATTTTTATGCTCTCAAATCCGCTTGAATAACCCCCAAAGGTTTTTAATTTTTCTCCTTTTGGTCTTATGTTGTCATAATTAAATATTATTGTATTTATCTTTCTAAATTTTCTATTGGTTAATAAGTCCAACAAATTATATAAAGAGGTAGTCCACGCTTCCTTGCTATCACCGATTATAATTTCGGCTATATTTTTATCTTTAAAATTTATACTCGTATGTTCTTGTCGTTTATTTGGTTCAATAGGTTCATAAAACTTATGTATAATATCAAAGTCTGTTCTAAATTTAGGCAATTTTTCCACATCTTTAGGTAATACTCTGACGCCAACGCCAGCTCCTATCAACAATAGATAAAATAAATCATGATATGCTCTTATATCATCCAAGATAGTGAAAGAACAATTAAAATTACTCATAGGATATTCTCTTGATGCTTGGCTTCCCCCAACCCATGTGCTCCTCCCTGATGCAAATTGTCTCAAATTAAACATATTATCGTACATTTTTTCTGCTTCGTATTGAGATGTGGGAGCTAAACTGCAATTATACTCTACTACTCTTGCAACTGTCTCCCACCATCTTTCTCTTCTTCCTTGTTCGGGTAGCCACCTAGAGTAAGTTCTAAGATAAACAAAGTGACCTAAATCAGTTTTAAATGGGTCTGGTCTATGTTTATACTTACTTAAAAATTCTTTACTTAAAAGTTTATACTCTCTCTCATTTGTCCTATTATTATCTTTATTATGTCTATAAATAATATAAGCTTTGGCAGTTTGTTTAAAATCTGTTTCCATCAAACCTTCTTCAACTAAATCTTGTATTTCATCTACCGAGTAAATCTCGTCAGTTGAATTTACAACAGATTCAATATCAGATGCAATTTGCTCCGCTACACTTTCATCTACTTCATCTGCGTCATACATTGCTTGTATGATAGCCGTTTTGATTTTGTTAGAATCAAACTCGCACAAATTACCACTTCTTTTCTCTATTTTCATGCAATCTCTCCTTTTAGTCTTTTTATTGATATATCAAAATATTCTTTTTCTAGTTCAATTCCTATGAACTTTCTATTTAAATTTTTTGCTGCCACTCCTGTAGTGCCACTACCCATTGTAAAATCTAGTATTATATCACCTTCATTAGTGTATGTTTTAATTAGGTATTCTAATAAATCAACTGGCTTTTGTGTTGGGTGGACTCTTATGGTGTTTGATGGTTTTTTATAATTTAAAGTTGTTACTGGATGGGAATGTGTGTTTAATTTGCCTTTATAATTATTTGATATTTTGCCACCACAAATATCAGTTCTTTTACCAGTTCTTTCATCAGAAAACATTGGTTTATTTTTTTTTGTCATTTGTGGATAATAATTGATTTTGCCTTTTCCAAATACAGATATTATTTCAGTATTTTGCATTGGTCTATATTTTGCTACCAAGTGTCCAACACCTTGAATTTTATTCCAAGTCCAATCATATTTATATTCTTTTATATTGCTAAATCTTAAAGCACTGCTAAATGGCTCACTTCCAAACAATACTATGGGTGTATTATCTCGTCTTAGAAATTTTAACCTACCCCACATCTCATCAAATGGAATCACGCTATCCCATTTACATGCTGTTGTTCCATATGGTGGGTCGGTAATAATAGCGTCGACTTTAATGTTTTTATCTATTAAATAATCCATAACATCTAAGCAATCGCCATAGTATAATTCGGCATTATCAATTTTAATAGGGTCAAAGTTTTTAACAGTCTTACTTTGTTTTTCTTTTTCTCTAAACTGTTCTTTTATTCTTTCTATTGTCTTATCACCTATGCCTTTGACGCCATACAAGTCGTTTATGTCTATTTTCAAACTTAACCTCCTTTTAGTAAATTTCGAGGGCTACAACCGTTGCGATTACTAGCCCTCATATGCAATAAAATCAGGATTTTATCTGATTTCATCTATATTAACATTATATCATAAAACTCGACTTTTGTCAAGTATTATTTTGTTTTTATTGAAATACTTTCTTCCTTAGGTGCAATCACACCATCTATGATTTCAATACCATTATCAGTCTCCATCAACACAGTTCCGTCATCAGTAACTTCAACCCTTTTCTTTAGAGCATTTTTATCAATCTCTCTTTTAACCCTTATTAGTTCAGGCGCTAAGGTTTCTAACTGATTTATTATAGATTTCTCATCTTCATACTTCCACTTAGTTCTATTTGACTTGCTAAGTTTTCCAAAATCACAATCAAGTTTATAATCTTCATCTAATGCTAATTGACTTTCATAATAAACTTGCAATTTCTTTTCTACATCTTTATACTTTTCTTTTACAAGTTTTTGAGCGTCTTTGATTTGCTTTTCATATTCTTTGATTTCTGATAAGATAGACAATAATTCTATCGCTTGCTGCTCACTTGCGGGAACTTGAAAATCTTGTTTCATTAATTCATTCAATTATAAATCACCTTCTATTCTTTTTTTTGCTAATTTAAAATATTTTTTATCTAATTCAATTCCTATAAAATTCCTATCTAATTCTTTGCAAGCAACACCGGTTGTGCCGCTACCCATTGTGAAGTCTAATATCAAATCGTATTTATTTGTATATGTTTTAACAAGGTCTTTTAATAATTCAACAGGTTTTTCAGTTGGGTGTATTGGCGGGTGTGGTCTTTTGTAAACCATTAATTGTCTTGGGTATTTTTTTGTATCACCTTTGCGTTTTGATGATGGGTTTTTATTACTTGCAAATTCATTATAATTATTATTTTCACATATTTTTTCTTTAAATTTATTGCCCATACCATGTAGTGGCTTACCTTCCCAAAACTGAGGATTGTATTGAGTTTGTTTTTCATAAAAAATTGCCACTTCTTCAATATCTCTTAATGGTTGTATTTTGGCATTTAAAAAACCACTAGGTCTGTCTTTCTGCCAATATTTCATATATTTAAAATCTTTTTTATTACTGTTTATTAAATCAGTTGTAAATGGTTGGTTGGTAAATACTATTATAGGCGTTCTTTCTTTTTTTATCTTATATATCATATCCCACATAGATTTTAAAGGAATTGCTCTATCCCAATCATTTTGAGTGATTTCTTGTGGTACGTCGACAATAATGGCATCTGCTTTTACACCTTCATTTATTAATTTGTCCATTTCTTCTAAACAATCGCCCTGTATTAGTCTCATAAATCACTCTCCTTAATTCTCTCTATACTTTTAACGTGCCATTCCATTCTACTTTTATCTTGAACCCATTTATCATTTTCATCTTTAGTCCAACTTGGTTTCCTATCCCATTTATGAACTTTGATAAAATCATTTTCTTTGATTTCTGCCGCTATTCTTTTAGTTGTTTTTGCTATTATCTTTTTGCCATTTGCCAAAGACATCAAAGTAAGCTTGGGTTTGTACTTTGTATTAATATTCATCACCATACAGTTATTTTTGTCCGTATCTAACTGCACATTTACATACCCTAAATAGTCTTTTTGGGCTTCAATTAATTCCTTTATTGATATGCTATTATTAGGCAACCTATCCCATACCTCGGTCAAAATACTTTCGTTATTTATGTCTCTGTATTGCGATTTTGTCTCTCTCGATACTGATTTTACAATACTTTCAAGGTTTAAATCATGTTGGTCTAACTCTGGTAATTTCTTCTTACTTATGACTTTTGCCTCTGAAATGTAATTATAATATGGAATAAAATCTAAAAGTTTTTGTGATTTTCCAAATTCAGAGAAAAAATCAAGTTTAATTAGTATGTCGAGTTGCCTTGAATTTATAGATAAATCATCTAAATCATTCAACAAATTTATAAACGTTTTATACTCATTATTTTTTAAAGAATATAATTCATTTGCCACAGTTTCATTCAAATGTTTAATTGATGATATTGATTTATATATTGTTCTATTCTCATAATCAATATTATACTCACTATTAGCATATCTAAACTTTGGTGGCTTTAATGTAATATCAAAATATTCTAATTCATTTGTAATCTTATTTGTTTCGTCTGTATTTTTCTGATACATTTCCAAAATTACCTTATAATATTCTAATGGATAATTTGATTTCAAATAAGCACCATATAAACTATCTAATGCAACTGATATTGAATGCGAGGCATTAAATGAATATTTTGCATTGTTTTCAACCACTTCCCAAGCTCTGTGGAAATCTTTTTCATTGCCTACTTTGTCATTCCATTGTTTGATTAGTTTGTCTTTCAATTTAGAAAGTTCCTCTGATGTAAATTTTTTCTTAGCTATTTTTTTAACTATACCATAAGTTTCATCTTCGTTAACACCAAGCCATATTAAAAACTGCATAACATTTTCTTGGTACATCATAAAATGGTCTGTAGTTTCAAGCAATTTATCAAGTGCTTCAACACCATTTGTGTAATCTTTTCTTTCAACGAACGTATCTAATAAAGATGCAAACCCTGGTCTGATAGCTGCTACGAAAGCTGATATCTCGGAATAGTTCTTAGGCTTATATCTTTCAACTATGTTCTTGGCAAAGTGTGAGTCGGCTTGATTTAATGTTGCAGTAACACCATCTGCATATAAATCCCAAACCTTATTATCTAAATTCTCAATTAGTTCTGGGACATCAATAACATCTTTGCCTATCAAATCGAATGTATTTGATATTATCTTTACAACCGATACCGTTAGATAATCATTTTTTAGATATTTCCATATATCTGCCTCTAGTGATGTAATAGGTGCACAAAATCTATCGCCTATTTTAATAACTCCAAGTTCTTCTTCTATGTTTTGGTTCATTATTAAATTTGCACATGGGTGTGGTGATGCACTAACTACAGAGCCTATAAATTTTTGAGAGTGTTCGATAATCGAACCCCACTTCTCATCTTTTCTAAACTCGTCAAGATTTTTGCCTATATAATTATATTCTTCAAATTGCAAATCCATATTTCTACAAGTATTTCTAAATGCTTCACCTTCTTGCATAGTTCCATATGCTAACATCCAATAACAACCATTTTCACCTAAAAGCTCTTTGGTTGCTTTAACAAATGGCTCTGGGTCAGCTGTATTCATGTCAAACGCTTATACCCAATATTACTATTGGGGCTAGACTATTTCTTCACCTTATGCATTTGCACTTAGGTGTTCTGCACTTCGAGTAGTGGTTAACTCTACCCTACGCTCCTATGAGCTAGTCGTTACATCTTCTTTAAAACTAAATTTATATCCATGACAAGTATGTTGTCTGCCTCTGCAATTATCTGATATTTGTTTATAATCTATATTTAAATCTTTAGATGCTTCTCTTGCAGATTCATATTCCAAAACTTTCTTAGTTTTTAAATTTTTTGCCAATATAGGTTTTTTAGTATTTGATAATCCCATATCAACAGAATGTCTATTATTATATGCTTTTGTACACCATTCAAGATTATACGCATGATTATTTAATTTATCGCTATCTTTATGATTTATGCATTTATAATTATTTTTATTATCTAAAAAAGCTTTTGCTACAAGTCTATGGACTAGTCTTGGTTTATATTCACCTTTATCATTTTTAACACTTACGAGATAATATCCTGTATTATTTAATGTTAATTTTTGCAACCTTTTGCTAATTTTACTATAAATTTGACCTTCATTGCTTATTTTTATATTGGGAAATTCTGATATTTCTTTCCACTCCATTGTATCACCTGTTTATTTAATTTTTTTAGTTTTAAAGCTTGACACGAGATTATCCCTTTAAGGACTTCCCTCGTTAGCATGCCATAAGACACACACCCGATAACCAATCGGTTCACAGAACTTAAATCAATATATTTCTATATTGAGCGACTATATTTATAATCTGGTAATGATTTAGTTTCTAATAATCTTGATTTGCTTATAAATCTTGTAGGGTAAATAGGTACATCTAAATCTAATCTATCTATTCCTGTCAAGTCTAAAAGTCTATTTATATAAAAGCTAACTCCTGAGCCTCTGCCTGTCTTAGTAAGTACACCACCATATTTTTCCTTTGCTAATTTAACTATCTCATAGTTTAATAAAAAGTAATCTGCTGTGTGAACTTCCTCATTAGTTTCTTTAATAATATTCATTTCAAATGATATAGCATCTATATACTCTTGATGTTTTTCTTTAGGTATTCTTTCTTTTTCTTCAAGCCATTTTTCATATATCAAATGTCTAAGTTTTTCATACCTCTCATTTGGTGTTAAATCTGGATACAATGTCGGCATTTTAATAGACTTATCAATATTAATTTCTTCACAATCATCTAATATCAAAGTATTTTCCAATGCTTCTTTTGCTTCATCATCTGATAATATGCCTTGTTTTCTATATCTATTTAATATCACATCATAACTAGGATAATCTAATATAAAATTATCTTCATCGTCATATGACATATTCTTGCCTTTAAGATATTCTAACCTTTCTGAACCTTGCTCCTCATATATATAATGACTATCATTGCCATGAATTAATTTTAAGTTGAATTTATTTGCAATTACTCTTGCTCTTTGGTTCAGTTGTTTTTGTATAACTTCATCATGTGTTTGAACTTCTAAAAAAACAGAATCTCCAAAATGCTCCACCAAAGGTATAAAAACTTTATTATATATTTCTTCATTTGCTATTATGCCATTAACACAAGCTGTTGTGATATATATTTCATCCTTATCTAATTTTAATAAATCATCTATAAATATTCTTGGTTTATAATAATAACCTTCTTTATTTGCTCTTGAATTTATCTTATTCAGTTTTTTTCTAGCATCATCAGTTCTTGCTATTAAAACTATGTGATGGTTGGACTTGTCTTTTTCTAATGGGTCTGGTACTATATATCCTTCCATAGCAAAGCAAACTTTTATATCATATTTATCTTTTAGATTAAGAGCTTCTAATACATCACCACCAAATCCATGTTCAGTTGTAAAATATATTGTATGACCAAGTTCCTCGGCTCTTTTCATATAATCTTCTATATGCACATGAGAATCTGGTGTGAATATAGAACTATGAGTTGTGTGTTTGTGGTAATTATTATACCTCATCATTCCACAACTCCTCTAATGTATATACTTTACCTTTAATATGACCTTCATCATTTCTAAAATTACAAAGATTATCTGCAAAGAAATCATCATCAGATACTTTAAATTCAGTTGCATTTTTAATCTGTTCAATAGTATCTAGCATCCATTTTTGTGCTTCTATATAATCTTTCTCTTTAAATATAATCATTTGTTTATCTTGCTTTCTAAATAAATTAAATTGCATAACTTGTGGGAATTTGCCATACTTTTCTTTGACCCATTTAGCATACAAATATAATTGTCTAGCATAGTCTCTTAATTCTTCTTTGGTTTTAAATCCTGCCTTACTTTTATGGTCTATTAGAATAATTGAATCATTATTCTTATTTTTTACCAACAAGTCAATATAACCTATAAATTTATATCCACTAATTTCTGTTTCGACCTTTGGTTCAACTTCTAGTATTTCATAATTATTAAAGAAATCAAAATTTTGTAAATATTCTATGCCTTGATTATAATAACTCTCTCTTAAATCAACCCATTTATTGTCTGGGAAATTGCCAACTTCTTCAATAAATCTATTCTCGAACGTTTCGATTAATTCCCAAGGCATAAGTTCGCCTTTTATGGATTGTTCTAATATTTCATGCATAATACTTCCATATGTGGCAAAAGCATTTTCTTCGCTATCCCTACGTCTATTTATATAATTTTGATACCAACAGTATTCGCACCCACCAGAGAAGCTGTTCAGCCTGCTGAAGCTCCATACCATTTTATCTACTTTTTCTTTATATTGGTCTTGTATGGATTTATCAAAATAATTTCGTATTTTATCTATTGTTTTTTTACCAATTCCGGGAACTTCTTTTAATTCATCTATCTCTATTTTCATTCAATCAACTCCTTTTGACTATATAATTCGTTCCAAACTTGCAATCCTCTGTCAAAAGGACTGTCTTTTTCGTCTAATAAATCATCATTATCTATAATTAAATATTTAGTACATAAATTATCAAACTTATTTAATTCACTAATACAGTATTCTCTATCCATATCTTTATCTAAAGCCAATACTACATCACAATTAAGCTTTAAAATCAACTCTAATTGCCTATCAGATATAACATGCTTAGACAGAGCTACAACATTATTTATACCCATACTCATAGCTTGCAACACAGATTTTTCAGATTCCACAATGATAACCTCGCCTGCATTTAATATATTAAAGTAATTCTCGTAATATCCATATAATATATTAGTAGCATAGTAATTAAAATATGAGATATACTTAGGTATCCCTTGCTCTTTATGGTCTTTTATAGTTGTCCTACCTTTTAAAGTTATCAAATTACCATTCTCATCTCTAATAGGTATTAAAATACGACTATCATTAGTATCAAATAAAATACCCATTTTATCTTGAATTACAGGCGATATGCCATCTTCTGTAAAATCCTTGTGTGCTGCTCGTATGAACGTATCCAAGACTTTTTCACTAATTGGTTCGTTCTCTGTATTTTCACTTTCTTCACAATATGCAAACTCATCAAGTATATTTAAGAATTTTGGCTTATTATAATCTTTTAAATCTACATATGCAATATTGAGTTGTCCAGATACCCAATTAATGGCTTGTCTAAAATTACACTTTAATATATATTCAACAAAATCAAATATATCACTTCCGTCATAATCAGTCCTAGTATGAACAACGGTATTTAAATATTCATTACCCAATAGCACTTGTACACTTGCAACATTATCGCCATCAGGTAATGCACCTTGTATTCTTTTGCCTTTTATTAACTTTATGTGGTGACAATTTAATCTCTCTAATAAAGACACAATAAGAGAAGGATTTTTATATAAATACCGTTTAAGTTTCATTATATCCAAAATCCTCCTCCTTTCTTATTTTAAAATGGATTAAATTCCCTTAACCCGTCTTTCATTTGTTTTATTGTTGCATGGTCACCATCAAAGAACATATCTATATATTGATATTCCTCAAATTGACTTCCTAATCTATTGTACTCTATAAATATTTTGTGTGTTCCATCACTCTTATCATTATCACGCTCTTCTAACGTCTTTTTCATCCAATAGGCTACAACTGATGCGTACCTATTAAGTTTATCAGAATCTGCCAATCTTGTTTCTCTTGGTGACATTTGTCCACCTGCTAATACTGCTATGTTTAATTTTCCTGCAACATTATTCTTTAAAAAGTTAGCCATATCTCCAAGATAATTGTGTTCTTTAATCTTCAGGCTTGACGCTGATGTGGTTTTTATATAATCATATACTAAAAAATCTAATCCTATTTTTCTTTGTAGTATCTTTGCTGTCGTTAGTATCTTTTCTTGTGTCCATTCTGGGTCATATATATGTGCAAACGGTTTATTTTTTAACCAGTCCTTTACTTCTATTAATTTTTCAAATTCTTTTTCATTGTATCTTTTGTTCTTTATATTTGCTACTGATATGCCAGAGTATAGTGATAAGAACCTTTCTACGAATTGTCGAGTGGGCATCTCTGTGTCGAATATAGCACACGGAACACCTCTTTCAAGTTTGTGGAATACTTCATTTAGGAAGAACATGCTCTTGCCAGATTTAGCTCTACCACCAATTATAACAAGTTCGCCTCTTTCATATTTAAAAAATCTATTAATAGTTTTAAATTTACTTGGAAATCCTATTGAATCACTATCTTCACTACGATTTTTTATTTCATCAAATGCTTCGTCTATAACTTCGTCAATAGTTTGCACACTATTTTCCATCAAATATTCTTCGGCTAGTCTCATAACGTCATCTTGAATTTTAAGATTAATCATATTCATACCTTCGTCAAGATTATATAGAACTTCTTTGGATAAATCTTTAAGTTTGATATGGCTATTGCGTCTAAAATCCATATTCATTACATTTTCGCACCTACGAATATACTCATTTAAATCTTCTGTACCTACATATCTTAACTTCTTAAACATTTCCCTTAGTTCTTTTGTTGAGTATCTTCTCATCATTTTTTTATATTGATTAGCAGATTCTATCTTGGATATAATTGTATAATCATCTATTTTAGAAACGCCATCTACATTAAATAAATCGAATATTATCTCATATAAAGTCGCCAATTCTTCATTATAAAACATTTTAGGTTTTAAACTTTCAGAATGACCTATAAGTGATGGTTTTAATAATATGCTACCTATAACACCATTTTCACTTGTATCATCATGAGGCAAATCATAAGACACCAATGGCTTATCTTTGCTACCATTTTTGAATATGTCTGCCTCAGTATATTTTTTTGTCATTGAATCACCTGTCTATCTTTAAGTATTTTGGTAATCTCTCTGTGTGGTTAAACTCCGTTTCATCTTCAAATTCCATTTCTTTTTCTTTGCTATTGAGTTCCTTCAACTTTTTCAATCGAGATATTCTTTTATACTTTTCTATTATTTCATAATTTTGTATATAATATTTTAAGCCAAATGGATTGTTTAACTCTTTTCTATTGTCTATTACATATTTGGTTGTAAATAATAATAAATCAACATCTGTGTTGTCATCGTCCACTATTTGTTTTAAAGCCATATTTATTGATTTTGCTACAAATCCATTATCTCTTAATAAATTATATATCTCATGCTTTTTTATCTTCTTATTATAACATTCTTTGTGGTAATATCTTCGGTTATACTTAATGGCAACATCTTTTTCGACGTTGCCACCAAGTTTACAATGGTTATACCCACATTTCATACTACTTCACATCTTTAAGTGCTTGCAATATCTTTTCAAGTGTTTTAATATCAGTTTCCTCGCTAGGTGCATTAGTTCCATTTTTAGCCATTATGTCTAATACATCGCCCTGAGACCTTCCTTTCTTAACCAATTTGCCAAATTCATTTCTAATATCTTGTATAACTTTTTTCTTATCTTTGTTGTCGGTCTTTGGCTCAGGCTTTTTCTTTGGTTTCTCCGGTACTGATTTTTTCTTATTCTTGGCAAGCTCTTTGGCTTCTTTCTCTTCATTCAATGCCTGTTTTGTCTTACCTTCTTCAATAGACTTTTTAACTTCTTCTAATTTTTCATCTAAGTCTCCACCAGTAGCCCATTCATATACTTTATGACCATCTTTTTTAGTCAAAATATCATTTTTATTTTCAAATATATGTGTGTTATCTTTTACAGCACTTGCTAAATGAGTATCTTGGTCTATATTGAAGGCACAAGTAAATAAATACTCTGTATCTTTTCTTTGTTCATATCCTAATGCAACTTTTCTAGGCACTTGTTTACCATTAACTTCCTCTAAAACATATTCATCTTTACCTCTAACAGTTGCTATTACAAATATTTCACTCTCAATAATTTTGTCTATAAACTTATTATGTCTCGGGGTAACTTTGTTCCAAGCCGTGTATGAATTGCCCGGAATTTTAGAATGAATATCTAAAGCTCCACCTTGACCCGACCATTCGTGTGTCATACTATCTATAACAAGAACTTTATATCCTTCTTCTATTGCTTCGTCTATACCTTTTACATATGATTCAGGGGTAAACGGAGGTTTTAATTGCATTAAATCATAATCAAATTCTTTTGCATAATATCTATCCCTTGAAGATTCTGTTCCTATCATGGCGACCCTAGCATCTTCGCCTTTGTCATTTTTAATAGCTTCTGCTATGCCTTCGGCTAATGTTAAAGCACTATAAGATTTACCTCCACCACTTGGTGATATTAAAAGTATTTTCGCCCATATATTATCTCTTGTCGCTTTTTTAAAACTCATTTAACCAACTCCTTATTTCTTTTAGTTTTTATAAATATAACTGTCTTATAACATTTAGAAAGGTATATCATCATCATTTATAACAAATTCTAAATCTTCTTCTTTATATAATCCCTTTTCTATATTGTCTACATCTAAACTTGTAATTTGAAGGTTTCTTTCTTGTGATTTTATATGTCTTTCTTTTCTTTTTGGTCTTTTTTGAGAGCTTGTTTTTCTACCTATTATGTGCTCTTCTTGCTGTTCTTCCTCATCACCTATATCAACATATTCATACTCCGCTCTATTATTAATCATACCTGCAACTTTAACACTATCACCTAAGCTCAATTCTTTTTCTATATAATCAGCAACTTCTTTGTCCTCATTCTTAACCAAAAATTGCACTTGTGATGTATCACCTTTATAATCTATTGAATATGCCAATACCGCCAATCCATTTTCATCAGGATACGATGTTTTGAATACAACTGTCTCGTCAAACTCTGCAATTTCTTCGAAATCTTCCTTTTCAAAGTCTATGGGGTCTTTGGTGGCAAACATTTTCTTTACATTAAAGTTATTATATAGTTGGTCATTATATTCCGAATGTGATATTTCAGCACCTATAAACACACTATCCCCATCATTAAAATTATCTTTAATGTAATCAATAGCATCATAAGCTACCATAGATTTTCTTTTTTCATCGCCTACTGCTTTAACATCTATGCCAATTATTCTCCATCCATCGGTCATTGGCTCATTTCTTTTTTCAAAATCAATTTTTTGCCATTCAAATTTACCAGTCTCTTCATTTTTTCTTGAAATATATGCGTATTGCATAGATTTACCCATTTTAAATTGTATAAGCTCTACAAAGTGCATATTGTCTTCTGAAGTTTTTATTGTGAACTTCATTTTCTTAACATTTTCGTCCTCTTTATAATATTTTTCATCCGCTGTTCCATCTTTGATTTTGTCTAAGCCACCTATAATTCCTTTGAAATTAGCAAAACCCTTTGTTTGTTTTAATTCTGCCATAAATTTGCTTCCTCCTTTTAATTTATATTATATATTATACCACAAAATATGATATTTGTCAAGTATTATCTTTAATATATAGTCCATATTCTACTTTTATTATTGCGTTTTCATGTATAAGAGTTTCGTGCATAATAAATCCATATCCTACAATAACATTTAAGAATGGAATAATACTTATAATTATAGTCACAAAAATAGACCTTATTAAAGAGGTTATTGTGGTCATATCCTCGTTATTTTTCTTGTACCCCAACGATAATAGATATTTATGAGTTTTTATAGTTAATATCGCATATGATAAAAAGTAAAATAATATAGACGATATATATAATGATATTAGTATTCTTATAAGCATATTCAACCTTTCTCTATTTTTTCTATTATCTCGTCAACTGCCTTATCTAAGTCTTGATTATTAATAACAAAGTCAACTTCTTTTTCAACGTTTTTAAAAGTGCCACTATCAGATATTATTCTTCTAAATATTTCCATAATTTCATCGCCACGTTTCGCCATTCTGATTAATCTCTCACGTTCTGGACTATTAATAAAAAAAGAGACTATATTTAGTCCGTCAATTTGTTTCAAATCTCTCATGCCAGAAGGTTCGACAATAACAACTCTATCATCCAAACAATCTTCTTTTGCTATTCCGTAATGCCAATCTCTATATTGAACACTTTCAGCTAATTTATTACTTATTTTCATAGCTTTAAAATCAGCCTCAGTGATAAAATGGTAATCTATACCGTCAATTTCACCTTTTCTTGGCGGTCTTGTAGTATATGATACAATTTTTTTATATCCCCTTTCTATTAATTTGTTTTCAATGGTACTTTTGCCACTTGCTGAATGACCTATTAATACTATTATATTAATCACTCCTTCCAATAAAACAATTATTCTATTCTGTGTTGCATGTAGTTGACGGTTTTTCCCATTCTGGTTTTTCTGGGGTTTTCCATTCGTCGGCATTATAAGGACAATCAATTATGTCATTATCATATATCTTTTCAGGATATGATATTGTATATTTGTTTTCTAACTCACGCAAAATAGATAAAAAATCTTCTAAATCGCCTTCAAAATCAAATTGTAACCCTTTGTAATTTCCTTTTATTTTCATTCTACGCCTCCTACTATATTTACTTTTAAAAATTTAAAAAACCTTTTAAAAATATTTTTTTCACATTCAACATTAAAATATTTTTTCGTTGAACACCATTCTCTTTCTATAATCGGTTTTTCTGTATAATTAGTTGGTGTGATTTCATAGTTCGCATCGGTTCTGTACCACACTTTCATATTTTGCCTCCTTATTATAATAAAAGATAAATTTTATTTTATAAAACCTTTCGGTAGGGATTTTCACCCTACATAGTCAAAGCCCTTTGACCACCCTTGGGACATTTAGCTTCCGGTGAGGCAATACCGATTGTAGTTTTGCCTACTCACCCTCGTAGTGCGTCTACATATTCCGCCACCAAAGTTTTATAATGGATTCGGGAGAATTTCTTCTCGCGACCCAATCTCAATCTGTTTTTCAGATTATATGAGATTAAAAGCGGTTTTTGGTAGGTTACCGCAAAACCTCTACATAAAAAGCAGTTTATTGTCATACTCAGGACGGTTGCAAGCCCATATGTCTTGCGTGAATTGTGAATCCACAGACTATTTTTCTTTGTATTAAGCGTTGTTGGTTCAACAGCCAAACCAACGTGAGACCTCCACATGAACTTAACGCCATTCACTTATGCTTCAACAGCCAGTTTTCGTTCGCACTTTAGCAGCGTACTCTTTGAACCCAGCCTTTTATTAGTCGCATACTGGGGAGCGACACATATTAAACCTTCCACTTTTGCGCGAGGGCAGGAACTCTCCCTCTGGTAGCGGAAGCAAGAATCGAACTTGCGTTATAGGCTTATGAGACCTACGAGAAACCACTTCTCTATTCCGCTATGATATCCAACAAGTTTCCGGGTTTATATCCTAACCAACGATTTTCCGGGTTTAAAAATGCGGTTTTTGGTAGGCTACCGCAAAACCTCTACATAAAAAGCAGTTTATTCTCATACTTAGGAGATGGTAGTTGTAAACACGATTGATGGAGAATTTGGGAATCGAACCCAAGTCCTACCTATTGCACTTCGGCTTTTAAGGTAGTCGACACCATTTATTCCCCATAAAAGAGAGATTTTATTTTAACCTCTCTATATATTATACCACATAATCAAAGATTTGTCAAGTCTTTTTTGATATTTTTTACAATAAAATCGCTGTTTTATTCTAAACTTCTATAAATGATTTGCTAATTTTACATTCCTCAATTCCATTTGTGTTTATATATGGGCTACCACTTACAACCCAAGCATTAGAATCATTATTAGAATTTACATATCTATCCTCGCCATCAAAAAGCCTAAACAAATCGCCATGTTGTATATCTTCAAATGGAACTTCTAACCATTCTTCTCTTTCAAAATCATAAACCTCAACGATTCTACTCAAACCATTGTAATTAACAGCTTTAGATTTGCTTTTAGAATTAAGTTCGCCATATCTATTCTTTAATTCATATTTGCAAACAGGACAGTGTATATGTGCAGCTATCCTAAAAAACTCTTCTTTTATTTTAAAATCAATACCACAATTTTCACAATGTATATCCATTATTATCTCTCCTTTGCTATTTCACGTTTAAGCACTTATCAATAGCATCTTGTAATTCATATCCATTGACATATATATTTTGTCCGCCAATAGATAGTTTAACGATTTTACCATA